CGTCCTCGTCATCGTCCTCTCTTTTAAGTGGTAGCGATCAACCCGGATTATTTGGTGTAAGCTGGTACGTATGGGTAATTCTTATTTTTGTATTAGCTTTCTTGGGATTAAACATTTTTCAATATTTAGCAAAAGGAACTCAAGAGGTTTCGGATACATTTAAACCATTAGTAGAGGGGGTTTTAGCATTATTTGCGAACATATCTTCTATTTTTGTAGGAGTTACTGCCGCAGGGACTAAAACGATTGTAAGTGGAACCGCAAATGCAATTGATAGTGGATTAAGTAAAATCGAAAATAAAGCCGCTACGATTCAAGAAAAAACGAGCCCCTCTAGTTTAAAATCACAGTCGGCACAGCAAAGCACAGACAATACGATGGATAATAATACTTTGAATTCATCGTTAAACCGATCTCAGGCGGCATCGCAGTCGCAAAATGGTGATTATGAAGCAGATTCTGCAGGAAGTTCCATACAGGCTAGTTCTGGTAAAGCAGGATGGTGTTATATTGGGGAAGACCGGGGATTTCGTAGTTGCATGGAAATAGGTAAAAGTGATAAATGTATGTCAGGAGACATTTTCCCTAGTAACGAAATATGTGTGAACCCCAAATTGAGACCATAATTATTGTTTTAAAGAGTCAGTGATAGAGGTAGGGACGGGACTGGAAACGACGACACTTTAGTACGTATTTGATCGACGCACAAGTTAATCTTTTCTTTACCCCAATCTAAAGGATTTATTGGTTTATTCAACGATGTATAAGTATAACCGCCTTCAATTACAAATTCTTTTTTATAAATATCTATTAATATAACGTCTACCGTGCCTGCATCTATGCGCCCCGGAACTATTACGTCAATTTGCGAGTCGCTGATTACTGAAACGCGAATCGATTTTTTGTGACCGAACATTACAGAGATTATATTAGTTAAGGAGGTGCCTATAATAGTTATCTTTGTCGGGACAGATACGCAACCACTATTAGGAGTTATGTATGATATTATAGGCGTATACAAAACGATTATATCCGTGAAATATTTATTTACATTTTCTAACTGCATACCAGGCAAAATATAAGCAATGGCTGGAGACGCAATTTCTTCAAACGCACGATCTTGTATATATATTTTCTCGCTTTCAAATCGCACAGATGCTAAACGTACACACGAATTAAATGCATTTACGCCAATATAGGTAACATTTGCTGGGATATTAACTGATAACAATCGCGCACAATAACCAAATGCGCAATCGCCTATGCTTACAACACTTACTGGAATATTAATCGATGATAGATTAGAACAATAGGCAAAGGCGTTTTTTTCTATTCGTAAAAGACTATCCGGAATAGTAACGGTTGTCAAATTTGTACAACAAACAAAAGTATTCGCTTCGATGGTTTCAATGAGACCGCCGATATCAATCTTTTCTAAATATGAACAACAATTAAATGCGTTACTTCCTATAATACAAACACTATCTGGAATTGTAACGGTCTTTAATCTAGCACATGCACTAAATGCATAATTGCCTATACTGGTAACCCCAGACGGAATGACGACGGAAGTTATGTTGTTACAGTTTCTAAACGAATTATCGCTTATACTGGTAACCATATATAGTTGATCATTTATCGTAAACTCACTTAACAAAATTAGGTTTCCGGACACATCTTTACTAGTAATTACCTTTGCAGTTTCAATTTCATCTAGTAGCCCAGTACTACTATATGCATACTTTATATTATTAATGGGGTCAGTATAAATGGGCATAAAATATATAATAATATTAGACAATATTTTATAATACCCAAAATTTTTACGCACTGACCTGTTTTTTTTTAAATAAATATTCATTCATTCATTCATTCATTCATTCATTCTGTTAAACCACGATAGGTATCTTTGGTCTACACGCCGATACAAATCCCTTGTAATTTTGTGGCCATTTATTGCCACTGTTATTCATTGTTCTTCTCACGCGCGGATAATATGTGTTTATTCTAGGATCCCAACATAAATCTCTTATGACATTAGGATTACTAAATCCGGGAACATCCGAGGCAGTAATGAGAAAACAATTTCGAACCGGAAATCGTTTTATTATTTCATTCGTGCATGGATTGGCCAATGTATTACAAACTAACGTACCCCCCTCTACAATATCACTAGAAGAACAGTCAAAGGGATTAGGAACACCATACTGAAAGGGTCCGGATGGGTTATTTACGGATCCGGTAATATTATTAACTGGAACGGAAACCGAATTTACGCGTAATAAGGACGAGGTATTAGGGTTACTATATGTTTGACTTTGCGTAGCATATGTTTTTTTACACACCCAATTACCTTTTGCAATTTGGGAATATCGTTGTTTTTTGGTTAAATTGCTACTGTTATTTTTATATTGTAATATATTTCCCTTATAAAGAATTTGATCCTGCAAATCAGCCACTCCCGGGGAAACATTTTTCTTGATTCTTGGTACGTAAACCTCGTATTTTATGGTATTAGGAATAAATGGATCAGAACAATAGGGTATAGATTGAACTCTACTCCAGGCTCTTGGCGGTTGAGGTAGATAACTCATATGTATAATGTTAATAAAGGGTTATATTAAAATTATATATTAAAATTATATTAGGCCGGATTATATCCGTCCCCCGCACCAGCAAAATACCATCGCAATGATAGATATTGCCAGTAATTATTGTCGGTAGAAGACCCGTCTATCGAGGTGGTATTAGGACCGTTGCGCGCGATTCTTTGTATTTCTGCTGTTCCTAGCGCGTGATTCCAATACCAAAGATTGGATATATTTCCTTGAAATCCACCGTGACTAGCTACGTACACATCACCATAATTTTGTTTAGGAACGCCGTGTAGTTGAACACTACGGGTTATAGTACCGTTGATATAAACATCCATTTTAGTATTCTCACATCTAATGATAACGTTAAACCAAATATTAACGGGTATATCAGGTATGGTAACTTCTTCATTTATCTCATTAAAAGTATTCATCATTACCACTAAAGCATTTGTATTGGGGGCTAGGTAAACGCCAGGGGCATTGTTTGGATAATTCAATCCGTTTGATTTAACATTACTATTACCTTTATAAAAGACTGGTCGAAATTTATTATGTCTATACTCTAAATTAGTCACTAATATCCAGACGCTCCATGTAAACTCTATGCCGTCCACCGCGTTCACCGAACGATAGATGGTTGCAGTGGTTCCATTATTACTCGGATCTTGATAATATATTTTTTGTTGTGTAGCATCAATCATACCATCAAATAAATGCGGCGACTCATTGGGTTTAAACACATATGCTAATAATGTGACACCGACCCTGAGCAATATGACAAATGCAAACAATACTAATAATATAAATGAAAATTTTGAGATTAGATTATTTGATTCTAGAAAGTTTGTATTTCCTGAAGTTGTTGAAAAAGATGGATTACTGCTCATATTTATATATATAATACTCAAATAAGAAAAAATAAATTATTATTGTTATTAAATCTTTATAATGTCAATGGCTAAAGATGCAAATTAAATTGTATATGTAGATTGGGTAGAACCGTTCTCTAACAATGACACTTGTACTTGGTAGTCCGATCCGAAACTGCTACCTCTATATCCCTGTAAATATGTATTCCACGCTTGCTGTGGATTGTACGAATTTGGCCAATATTGAAGTTTAGATGTCCACCCGTCGAATCCTCCCATCGGTGTGACAATTACGGGGGCGTTATTTTTAACGGCTGCTATACCGGGCAACAAACACGTTCTTACCAATTTACCATCGAGATATACATCTAAAGTTCTTCCGTAAACACTGATGAGAAGATTGACCCATCTTTGTATGGGTATATTTGAAACAACACATGTATGATTTACAGTATTATTTTCTCCGTCGGCTTGGGCTTCGCCATCGGCTACTCCGAAGCACGCTAAAGTAATCGCCAGATTGTTTTCGATTGCTCCTAAAATAACAGCAGGACACGGTTGTAATTTGTCTAAATTATCTATAGATCCGCCGGGTAAACTGGCGCCCATTCTTCCGAACAAAACCTTTTTGTGACCATAACGATAGTTCCAGTCATTTACATAAAACCAATAGGAATAAGTAAAATTGGTTGCCGGCGCATTGGATCCATCCGTTGCTAAAGAAGAGGCGGCGATATGAGAAGAGGTTTGACCACTTTGAACGCTACCTTGTAGAGTATTTGGTGTCGAAAACAAATATCTTAATATCATAAAAATTAAGACAACAATTACTACAATAATAACAATAGTTAATGGAGACATATATTATTATAATAGAAATTTAATAAATATTTGTATTTTTACTAAAGTAAAAATGTTTTATTGGTCTACAATTGTTACATTTGTATCATGTGTCACAGGCGGGCTTGTTGCTTTAAGCGAATTATAAATAAAGTAAATGTTGTTAGCCGTTAAATTTTTTTTGTGATATACTAAATTACACATTCCTCCAATATAGCCATTGTTTTCTCCGACGGTCAAGTTATCTAACGTATAATAAGGGACCACCCCATTATTGGATTTAATTAATTCGCCGTTAATAAATATATCCATTACTCCCCCGTTATAATTAATAATAATATTGTTCCATTTTTGTAGTAATATGTCTGGTTGTTTTAATAGTATTCTGTTACCATCCTCGTCTAATTCTATCGTATTGTGTTCACTTTTTTGATCGTTGTCGTGTTTCATAGTCACCATCAAGGTGTTTTTAGAAGCATTATATAAAACATTGGGCTTGTTTCCATAACTTAATATGGAGGCATATTTATTATAATTGGAATTTGTGCTGGGTGGAAATGCATCAAAAAATATCCAAAAAGAAATGGCATAATTATAATCATAAGCCCCGTTACTAAAATATTGATAATTACCAAGAGCATATTCGGTGTTAGTATAAATCGGTTTGTTTATTAACAATTTACCACCCTGTTGACTGACAAAGCGATAAACAATGGGAATTGAAAAGTAAACAATGAATAATAAAATCGCCAACAACAACATATACCAGTGACTATTTTCCTTTGTCGCGGCATCTTTGCTAGTCAGATTTAAGGCACCATCAAAAATATTACTAAATATACAAGGAATATAGAATATTAGATTTATTATTAACTGACCAAATGCATTTTGCTTTGCATTATTGCCAGACGGTGGAGACGTAAATACTATTTTGTAAATTAATGATAATACAGACAAAACCAAAAATACATTTATTATAAAACTCAAAATACTCGATTGTCCAGACAAATGTTGTAAATTATAAACCAACCACAATATGATTAAAATGGAGAGAATGGTTCCGAATAACATAAGCAATGATCTTTTGAACAAATCGAGCTTGTTTACAGATATATTTTTGTTTGAAAGTTCTGGAAATAAATTACTAATAAAAAGCATTCCTGCTAAAATACAAATGAGCAAGATGATAATAATACTTCCTCCGGCTCTGGCCTTGTTATTTTCGCTGAAAAACCCCCCGGGATATTGAACGATTATAACCGTTACCGCAATTAAAAATATAAAGAATAATACGCTTCCGTATGCTCCGAATTTGCTAAAACTTTGTAACAAGTTTCCGCTGGCGTTTGTATTTACACTTTTAGTATCCTTGTGTCCTAATGTAATGACCACAATTAGGTAAAGAAATGCAAACACGGTAGTTATAATTGTTAACAACAATGAATACCCAAAATATTCTTGGATTAGACCCCCCGGGTCGTTATTGTAATAAATGATAAAAATAGTTATCAAACAAAATAACAATATCATCGATTTGATCCGTTCGTAATTCAAATTAATTTTTTCTAGATAATTAGTGGTGGTTGCTTTGTAAAACACAAACGCACCCAATAATGCGGTGAAAGGAACAATCGCATAAGCATAAGTATCTAAGGTGGAATTTGATGTCAACGAGAAAAACAATATTAAAAATATAGTATAAACCAAAACATACGTAACACTACCGATTTGTTCGAACAAATCCTTTAGTTCTTTGAAGTTTGGTATTAAAGCGATCGATAGTAAAAAAACAAGAATACAGACGAATATAATTAAGAATATATCTCCGGTGATTTTGGTTGCATCTTTGTCGGTAGCAACGTCCGAGACATCTTCGTTTAAATTAGTACCACTTAATATTAAAATCAACATGACAAGTAGAAAAACCATAATGCCGATTATAGGGTAAAAAACGGGACCTTTCATTAAATCAACGACGCCACCACCGGAACCCTCTTTTTTTGTCGTGTTTTCTGATAAATTACTAGGCGCCGAAACATTATTTTTAGTGGAATTGGTATTCATATTATTGGCGCTCATTGTGTCTTAATATATTACAATATTATTTGTAAATAAATTAAAATGCATAGATAGCTTGCTTACATATTTTCGCTAGCGGTTTTTTTCCCGTGACAGTTTCTGCACAAGGCAATTAAATTATTTACGTCATTGCCGCCGCCATATTCTAGTCTAATACGATGATCTATCTCATATGTATGGTCCAATTGTTGATTACAGTGACCACATATCCAATTTTGTTGAGAAGCTACGTATTTCTTTTTAGTCTCGCCTACACACCTCTTGGTAGCATTTTTACCAGAGTTACTCATTTTGGTTACCCCGTTGCTAAATTGGGTGTTTTCGCTAGGAATATTATTTAAATTTTCCATAAAACTATTATTATTTAAACTGGTGAAATCTATAATGGGACTTAAAACGTCTAGTGAGGTTTTGTCTATAGGCATAAATTTCACAACATTGTTCGCATAAAGCAGCAAGTTTCTACCTTGGCTAGGATTTTTTTTCAGCAACAAATAAATTCCAATTCCTAAACATACATAAAAAATGATCTTATAATATTTTTTAAACGATAAAAGCATTTTAGTGTATTTGCCGTCGTGATATGCATTATAAACAAAAAATGCAGTTACGGCCAACACAAATATCTCTAATCTCATATATATAACAAATGAATATATAATAAACATTTATTTTGTTCGTAATATTATTGGCGACTAGTAAAGAGAAGCCGTGAAAGAGTTATTATGATTTTTATTTTTTCTTGTTTTAGTATGCGACTTTGTGCGTGATTTTGTATGTGATTTTTTATCGAAATGGTGGTTGTTGTCTGGGTCTATCGTGTGTCCCGTTATTCCTTTGGGGGTTGAACTAAATTTAATAGTAGAAGGCCCACTAGTGTGGTCATCATCGCCGTGAATGTTAAATGTTAACGAATTCAAGTAATAGAATATTACATTCGCGTCTATTTTGGTTGAAGCCGTGGTGTATGTATAATAAAATAGTTCTCTCAATTTTAGAAACGTCTTTTGTTGTTTTTCGCTTAGTGAGCGTTTATTATTATGATACAAATATAAAATAGGAAAATAACTGGTGACAAATCCCCACTTGTCTACGTTGTGAATAAAAACGGTATCGAGATATTTGCGTAAATTTACTATTATATCTTCCTCTTTATAACCACCTTCTTTAAAAAAAACGGTTAATATGTTTACGATATAATTGACCATTACCTTCTTGGGTTGGTCATCGGTCAATATATTTATTATTTTACACATTAATTTATAATGTCCTTCTCCTCTCTCTTTTGCCCAATAGTCAAAATAAGTATTTACAAAACCGGTTAGATTGTTTGAATCATTGACCCAAAAGTCTTTAAAATCATTTACAAAGGTTTGAGAGAAAAGGATGGTTGAATAAGGCGAATTATATTGTAAAGATCTGTTCCTCCAACATGAAGGGAATGGTTGATTAGTAAACGGTACATATTTGGTCGCTAGCCCCCAGTCAATTAATCTTGCAAACAGTTTGTTTTTATTTTCATCCATCAAAATATTCGAATCTTTTATATCATTATGATAAACGTTCGACTGATTCATTGGAATTATACCATTTTTAAATAAATCAATCAGTTTTACATTTATTTTGTAGATGGCATGAAAGTTTTTCTTTTGTTCAATATAATCATCAACCGGAAGCCCAGCGTTCTTCATGGTAAGCGCCATAAGACGATTCATATTATCATTAATATTGTTCACATTTATGTCATCTTTGGGTAATGCCGTACATTTTTGCTTAAACCCAATCAAATCTTTTTTACTAATAGGCATCGGACGACATAGTGAAACGTTGTTCAACACAAAATAATCATTATATTTTTTGATATGTTTTAATTGTTTTTTAATCGTTTTTATTTCATTATACTCATCCGTTGCAAATTTGGTAATCATTAACTTGGTAATGCTTTTGTTAGGTATTTTTTTCGTTTTTATACACTTTAATGCGGGTGAAAAAACGCATCCGAACCCGCCAGACGCAATGACGTTCCCCCCCATTTTATTTTTTTTTGACATTTTATATACAATATATTTATATTTTATTTTATTTATCGTGTAAATAATATATACCACCCATTATAAGCATTAACACTATAACATATATTACTTTTTGTTTCACTTTGATATATTCTAACATTTTTGTATTGGTTGGCTTGTATTTATTGTAATATTCAATATAAAATTGATTTAGTGTGAATTGTGGCTTTTCCAATTTTTCATTTATTTTATTATGAATAAAGTTCATCCATTTTATAAAAGATTCTCTATTATCTAAATAAGGGGCAACTGGATATTTTGATAATGTTTTGGTGAATTCTCCGGCTATTTTTTCCACGGGTATAAACAACGGCAAATTTTGAATAAGTTCGTAATATTTTTTTTTGGTTGATGTATTGGGGTTTTTCGGATATGTCACCGTAAGAGTATGTAAAAAGAACCAATAATGCGGACCCCATATTTCTGGATTTAAATATATCATATGACTAAAATAAATATAAAAATATAATCAAATAAACATATAATAGAATTTATATGATCAACATAAATGAAGGAACTGGTAAAATAATGTGTAATAATTGTGGAAAAGAAGGGCATACATTTTATCAATGTAAATTACCAATAATTAGCTGTGGCATTGTTTTATGCAACATAAATAAAAATAAAAACCAGGAGATCGAGTATTTGATGAATAGAAGAAAAAATAGCTATGGTTTCATAGATATGATTCGAGGAAAATACAATCCAAATGACTTGACACAGGTAATGAGTTTAATTGAGCAAATGTCAGAAGACGAGAAAGCTGCACTATTACTACACGATTTTGATAATTTATGGAAAGAAATGTGGAACGGAGAGTATAATTATCATACACAAAATGAATACAATATAAGTTTAAAGCGATTTTCTGCTTTAACACATACGAATGATGACGGTAACAATACATTTAATTTATTACAAAATATGATTAATAATTGCAAAAATCGGTGGCAAGAGACTGAATGGGAGTTTCCAAAAGGAAGGAGAAATAATATCAAAGAGAGAGATATAGATTGTGCAATAAGAGAATTTGAAGAGGAAACGGGGATAGATAATAATAACTTTGAGTTAATTGAAAATATAATTAATTTTGAAGAAACGTTTATCGGAACGAACGGTAAAAGCTATAAAAATAAATATTTCATCGCCATAGTTGTAAATGATAGCATATCTTTAGATAATTACCAGTTTAACGAAGTTAGCAAATTGGAGTGGAAAACATATAAAAAGTGTACGCAATCTATTAGATCTGATAATTTAGAAAAAAAAGAGTTGATAACCCATATTAATAATGTTTTGCAACAATTTAGATTATATTCATAATATATAATAAACATATGTCTAACAATGATATCAAAATGAAAACGGCTACTAAGAAAAAAATAATAATAATCGAGGATCCCTCTAACAACGACCTAAAAGACGGTGTCGACCTAAAAGACGGCGTCGACCTAAAAGACGGTGTCTTAGAAGTAGATTGTTCAGGGGAGAATTGGGATTCGTCGGCGTGCAACAAATTACTATTGAAAAAAGAATTAACAGAACATGAACAACTGGAAAAAGACGAAGACAAATATCCATTTTTGTATCCTACGTTAAATGACAAACAATTTAATATAAAAATTGCATCTAAAAAAGAATTCAATGATACTAAATACGACGGAACAATTCATAACGATATAAAAGAATATGCAGATAAGATGAGCAACCAGGATTTTGAATTACAACCCCATCAACAATTTGTTAAAAACTTTTTGTCCTCTCAAACGCCATATAATAGCTTGTTATTGTTTCATGGATTAGGAACCGGTAAGACATGTAGTGCGATTGGTGTTTGTGAAGAAATGCGCGATTATATGAAACAAGTAAGTTTTGACAAAAAAATATTAATAGTTGCATCCGAAAACGTTCAAGATAATTTTAGATCACAACTATTCGACGAGAGAAGCTTGAAATTAATAAATGGACAATGGTCCATTAAATCATGTATTGGAAATAAATTAATAAAGGAAATTAATCCTACCGGCATAAAAGGAATCACTCGAGAAAGACTTGTTCAACAGATTAAAAATCTAATTAATAGCTATTATTCTTTTTTGGGATATGGACAATTTGCAAATTACATAATAAAAATAGTCAGTGTGGCTGGTAGTAATAAAATAGGCGAAGAAGGGCTAACGAAATCGGTTTTAAAAAAATTAAGAAACGAATTCAATGATAGACTGATTGTCATTGATGAAATTCATAATATACGTATATCAGACGACAACGACAACAAAAAAGTAGCGATGTATTTGGAGTTATTGGTTAAACATGCACAGAATATGCGATTGGTGTTATTGTCGGCAACCCCTATGTATAATAGTTATAAAGAAATTATCTGGTTACTCAACATTATGAATATGAACGACCGACGAGGAAAAATGAAAACGAACGATGTTTTTGACAAAAATGGAAATTTCAAAGAAGGTGGCAGAGAGCTTCTTATTCGAAAAGCAACCGGTTACGTTTCGTTTGTTAGAGGTGAAAATCCATATACATTCCCATACAGAATATATCCAGATCAATTCGCGGTTAAAAACACATTTCCATATATTAAATATCCGCAATACCAAATGAATCTAAAAAAAATACCAGACGATAATCGCAATCGTATATTATCTTTATATTTAAATACGCTGAATAAATGCGAGAGTGGATGCGGTGAATGCCAATATTGTATTTACAAATATATTATTAGTTATTTAAGAAATAAAGAATATAAAATAACGTTTAAAAAAGGACAGCGATCTGGACAAGAAATCGCCTTGCCATCATTTGAAAATATGGAAAATTTCGGGTATTCCGTATTGCAAAATCCTTTACGATCGCTAATTATATCTTATCCATACAAAGAATTCAATGAAACGATTAAGAATATAGAAAATGATAAATATTTAAAAGTGACGAGCGAAGATACGGCGGAAAGTATTATCGGGGAAAGTATTATTGGAACGCCGGACGAGGAAAGCTCGTCTGATGAAAGTTCTTCCGATGAAAGCTCGTCCGATGAAAGCTCATCCGACGAAAGCTCTTCCGATGAAAGCTCTTCTAGAAAAAAACAAACCGGCGGATATAGACTCGATCCGAATGAATTAACTGGTAAAAAAGGATTAGAACGAATAATGAATTTTGTTGATAGCGCAACCCCTTCAGAAAAAGGCAAATTCAGTTATAAAAACGAAACCATTACCAATTACGGACAATTTTTTAGTTATAAATCGATCGGAAAATATAGCTCAAAGATTAAATGTTTATTAGATTGTATATTAAACCCCGAAACAAACCACGTTTCCGAAGGGGTAATTCTTGTTTATTCACAATATTTGGACGGCGGATTAATTCCCATTGCACTAGCATTGGAAGAAATGGGATTTGTCAGGTATGGCAATAACGCAAAGTCTTTATTTGAGACAAAACCGGTTGATACCGTAGACGCCAGGACCTTAAAACCTCCGACAACCAAAACAGACTTTGCTCCCGCCAGATATTCTCTCATAACCGGAGACAGAAGGTTATCTCCGGATAATGAGTACGAAGTAAAAGGACTAACAAATGAAAACAATAAAGACGGACACAAAATTAAAGTAGTATTGATTTCGCGGGCGGGCGCCGAAGGAATAGATTTTAAATTTATACGACAGATACACGTAATGGACCCGTGGTATAACATGAACCGTATTGAACAAATAATAGGAAGAGGTGTACGAAATTTTAGTCACAAAGATTTACCATTTGATAAACGAAATGTTGAAATTTTTATGCACGGAACCATTATAGGTACAGAAAATGAAGAAGAAGCGGCGGACTTGTATGTTTATCGTTTTGCGGAAATTAAAGCGATACAGATCGGGAAAATAACACGGTTACTCAAAGAAGTCGCGGTGGACTGTCTAATAAACCACGACCAAACCAATTTTACACAAGACAAAATGAGCGAGATTATGGAAAGCAAAATTGTTCAAACGCTATCCAGCGGAATGGTAATAAATGACTTTAAAGTGGGCGATTCCGCATTTTCGCCAGCATGTGACTATATGAGTTCGTGTGATTATAATTGTATTCCACACAAATTAATTACGGAAGATGAGGTAAATGAAGATTCCTATAACGAAACATTTATATTTAGTAATAATGAAAAAATATTGCAACGCATAAGAATGTTGTTTAAAGAAGGTTTTTTTTATAAAAAGGACGTGTTAATCAAATCTATTCAAATACAATCAACATATCCTCTCGTGCAAATCTATGCATCTTTAACCCAATTAATTGAGGATAGTACCGAAGTAATGATAGACAAATACGGACGAAGTGGTAGATTAATAAATATTGATGAGTATTATCTGTTTCAACCGACGGAGTTGAATAACAATAATGTTTCCATATTTCAGAGATCTACTCCTTTGGATTATAAATCAGACAACATAGAATTTGTAATAAATAAGGACTTGTTAAATCGTAATAACGTAGAGTTTGCAAAAAAACAAAAATTAGACGCTGTACTAGAAAGAGAACCGGAAAAAGAAAAAGAAACCGAATTAATTGTTAGATTAAATTCACTATATGAAACATCCAAGGAATATTCGCAAGTAGGAAAGGTTGCCAGGGGGGATAATAACTGGTATAAACATGCGGGGGTAGTGATGAACAAATTTACCCAAGAAAATTCAGATATTAAATATCATCTGTTATCTTATTTAGTTGCACATATTATCGAAGAGTTGTTCTTTTGGGAGAAATTGGAACTAATGAAATTTTTGTATAAACAAGAAAATATTGAAAAGGATACATTTATTTGGTACCTGAAGATGTATTTTCAAGAAAAGATTATAGTGACACATAAATTCAAATGTTTCATAATGTATGATTTAGGCAAAATGAAATTAATGATTTTAAACGATCGCAATGATTGGACGGAAGCCGAACCAGAAGATGTACGCGAAATAGCCCGAGATCCCGTTGCATCCAAAATATTTAGTTTCCAGGAAAGCGAATATAATAAATATGTCGGATTTCTTGGATACAAAAAAAAGAACGTTGCATTAGTCTTTAAAACCAAAGATATTGAATCGAAGAGAGACACCGGTGCATTATGCGAAGAAGCCGGAAAAGAAAAATCGATAACTAAATTAAATTTAATTTTAGGAGAAGAAAAATATACACTCTCTAATACAAAATTAATAAAGGACAAAAAGGGAACGGTTACACAAGAGGTAATTAATCAAACGGAGTTATGTGTTATGCAAGAATTTTGGTTAAGATATTTCAATACAACGAACAAGCAAGGCAAAAAATGGTTTTTAACCCCCGAGATGGCAATTTACTATAAGATGTATAAAGTACTTTAAGGTCTTATGTTTCATTGAAATATTAAATAAAATTGAAATAAACATGCAATTAAAGAGTTCATAATATATATATACAATGGATCGCCAATCTAGAGTGCCCAAAAAAAGAAGAGAACCAACGATTTATTCTATTTATTCTAGAGGATTATTAACCAAGCCGGTGTCTCTACCGTATGTCACGATTGGTAAGAATTTACAATCAACTATAGAGGCTTATGTTAAAAAGGATATAGAGGGTAGGTGTATTAAAGAAGGATTTGTCAAACCCGACTCTACAAAAATTATTACGTTTTCAAGCGGGATCATTGAACGAGGAAATATTATTCAGTTTAACGTTGTGTTTGAATGTGATATTTGTTTTCCCGTCGAAGGCATGCTTATTTCTTGTGTGGTCACTAATGTCAATAAAGCGGGCATACAAGCGGCCAGTTCAGACGAACAACCGTCGCCTATTGTTGTTTTCATTGCAAGAGATCACTCATTCAATACTAAAGGGTTTTCGGATGTAAAAGAAGGCGACAAATGCACCATTCGGGTGATAGGTCAACGCTTTGAGCTAAACGATGGGAAGGTTTCCATTATCGCCGAATTGGTAAAAGCGCCTTCTAAGGAAAAGGAAAAACAAAATCAACCCAAAATTGTCATTGAAGATTAAATTGTTTAATTACTTAAAAACGTTTTGTTATGTTCATATAATGGAGACTCCTGCGTTTGAGGAATTGATACAAAGTACTAAAAACAGCTGTAACGATAATGAGCTGAACAAAATAAGGAACAAAATAGAGGCAATGAACAAATTTAATCAGATCGAAGTACTACGAATGTTATACAATGGTAAAGCCATTTTAAATGAAAATAATTACGGTGTTTTTGTTAACATGTCTAATTTAAACATGTCGTTATTAACCGAATTAACCAATTATATTTCGTACGTAGAAACGCAAGAAGAAAATTTAAATGACATAGAGAAGCAAAAAAGTAATTATATTAATACATATTTTAATAATAATATTAAAGATAATGGCAGCATTAATAGTAACAATGTACCAATCCAGTCACAACTCGTCGGCGGTTAAATCACCTATCATTGAGAAATTGAATAAATATGTATTTAACAAACAAAACATTGACAATATTAATAATAATATTTTTTTTGATAAACCTAAAAATGGGCCTTGTTTGAATAAACCGGCAGTTATAGAAATCAAAAAAAAACTGACCCTTTTTTTACCACAAAATGCCAACGACTCTTTGTTTTGGTGCTTTTATATTATGAAAAACGGAATTATATCATATGAAATGATGCCACATAAAAATGTAATAGGAGAGAAAAAAATTAAGTTCGAGTATGTTGAAAGTTTGGTGCGAAAAAACAAGGATTTTATCAAAAAATATAAATTTACTACTATTAGCAATATTGAAAATGTATTAGCAAATGAAAACAAATTAGACCTAGGTACATTTATCACATTGTGTGCACTTGAAAATCTAAATATTATTTTTGTCAATAAAAAAACATACTTTGAATTAACGACGAATGAAAGTGATATAAAATATATTGTGCGCAATGTGAATGGAATCTACGGATTTGAAACGGGCGAGGCGGCAGATATTGAAAAAATAAAGTCAGAATCGATAAAAATAGATAACATTTGCAAACCATTAAAATCTATATCCTCGTATAAAGTAAACGAGTTAATAGAGATGAACAATAAACTGGGCTTGGATATTAAACATGGTAACAACGATAAAAACAAAACTAAAAACGATTTGTATGAACAGCTTTTCAAATATTTTTAAAAAAATTGAATATTAATTTAAAAATATAAACATAAGTAAATATATATAATAAATGGACGAAATTTTTAATACTATTACACAGGCCGTAGTTCCCGAGAATTCGATACCAATACCAATGATATCGTTTGATGATGACAAGCAGTTATACGATAAATTAGACGCCAATACTAAACAAATCGTTGATAATTTAAAAGATGAAACCCTAAGAAAGGGTGCTATTAAACTATTGGCAAATGATGACGTTAGTAATAAAATCAAAGAGGACGTTAAACGGGATCTTGAAAATAAAGAGCTGATGGACCTTTACAGCAATTTATCGAAAAAAGCCAAAGAACAAATCAAAGATTTACCGATTCGTGATAAAATAATGCTTTTGAAGAGTAAACTAAAAAAAAAGTCGAGCAAGAGTGAAGAAGCAACGAAAAAATCGACCCCACCTCCTATTAATCCAGGGACTCCTGATTACCCACCACCGCCTCTTGAACCACATAGTCCCAATGAACCACCGCCGTCTCTATTTGAACCACATAGTCCCAATGAACCACCGCCGCCTTTACCAGAATTTGAACCACATAGTCCTTATGATCCGCCACCTGACGAACCGGATGAAAAAGTATCCGATAATGTAAAACAGGACGTCGGTAAACAACAAGCAGATTTTGCAAAAATCGTACAACAATTTTATAGTTCGAACCCGTTTGTATATTCCGTGGACGAGAATCAAGAATTAGAAGTAAAGTTTGGGACAAAAGGAATATCACGCATCACGGTTACAAATTATGATAATGTGATAAGAAAACTCAAATCACTAGGCTTTAGTGCACTAGACGTGAATGGAAGTTATAATTTACGCATAAATTGCGAGTATTTAGATAGTATTAGCGGAAAAGTCAGACTTTCCGATGTACGAACCGACATAAATGGATTAACAAATATTCAAAATTATTGTAAAAACAACGATATCAAGCAAATCTTTGTTAAAACGCCGTCTTGCGTTCACTTTGAAAGAAAAGTAAGAGCAAAAACAAAAACCAACGAACCCATTTATCCGGTAAATATGGATGATTTTAATTTTAGAGCTACATATTCCACTGAACTTGCCGTGAAAGCTGGTTTACAACATTTTGTAATGGATAACTGGAAAAAATCGAAAAAGATTTTTAGATATATGAACCGCGCTACGTTTAAGCACCCGGATTATCCATTTAACGTCGATATAAGTATAGTAAAATACGCAAACAAAGGCGCCGATCGTTGGGGAAAAGCGGGACGCGGAGAAATGTTCAGAACATATAACGTAGAAGATTCGAACGTATTTAACAATCCAGAAGAATATGAAATTGAAATAGAGGTAGATAACAAAATGATCGGTCTAGGAACACCTTTCAACAGTGATAAATTAGTTTTGGCTGCATTGAAAAAGGTCATCAAGTTTGTATTATGTGGATTACAGGAAACAAATTATCCCGTTTCTTATCCAGAGATGAAAGGGGTTATGCAAGATTATATGAAACTCATTTGGGGGGACGAATATAATCCCAAAAAGCCCGTTTTAAACAAGAATTTTATTGGCCCTAGTTCAAAAACAATACAACTGGAAAATATTTGTCCTGTAGAAAAAGAGAGCTTAGAACCAAATATCCGAAAGTCTTTTGTGGTTACCGAAAAAGCAGATGGACTAAGAACGTTGATGTTTATAACTAGTATTGGAAAGATATATTTGATTGATATGAATATGAATGTAATGTTTACGGGAGCTAAAACAAATAACAAGGAGACTTTTAATTGTTTGCTTGACGGCGAATTGATAAAAGTAAATAAAAAGGGGGATTATATTAATTTGTATGCAGCATTTGATATTTATTATTATAACAAAAAGGATGTTCGGTCACTCACGTTTATGTTACGAGATAAAGAGACAGAAATTTATAACGCGCGATATCAAATATTAAAACTAGTCACCAATAGTTTAAATCCGATCTCTGTATTAGATATCCAGGTTGAAAAGGGTTCGGCCGATGCGTTGACAAGCAAGTTTAAACAAGGCCAACGTATGCTTTCTCCTATTAAAATTTCTTGTAAAGAATTTTACCCACATTCAAATAAGCAAACCATATTTCAAGGATGTAACGAAATATTAACCAAAGTGGAAGAAGGGCGATTTGAATACGAAACGGATGGACTAATTTTCACGCATGCCTATTTTGGTATTGGAAGTGACAAAATTGGCGAGGCGGGTAGCAAATATAAACAAACGTGGGACTTTTCATACAAATGGAAACCTCCGCATTTAAACACCATCGACTTTCTCGTTACAACCGTAAAAGGAACTAACAATGAAGACGTGGTAAAACCTATATTTGAAGATGGTATAAATACAGACGCCGTTTCACAGCTAAGTGAATACAAAACAATAGAATTAAGATGTGGGTTTAACGAATACCGGGACGGATACATCAACCCTTGCGAAAATATAATCAACGACGACTTGCCCGACAAAGAAAAAGATGAAAAGTATAAATATGCCCTGGTTCCGATGCGATTTTATCCAACCGATCCATATGATGTAAACACTGGTCTTGCTAAAATTATGCTGAAACAGGACGAGACGGGAAAAAAACAAATGTTTACCGAGGACGGGGAAGCTTTTATGGATGGTACCATTGTAGAATTTAGTTACGAGGTAGACGGATTAGAATCGTGGAGATGGAACCCATTAAGAGTGAGACATGACAAAACAACGGAATACCGACAAGGAGCACAAATGTACGGGAATGCTTATAGAACGGCAAACAATAATTGGAAATCCATTCATTATCCTGTAACAGAAATTATGATACGTACCGGAAAAGACATACCAGATGTTTTAGTAAATAAAGATGTTTATTATAATACTCCATCCGGACAATCATTGACGAAAGCGATGCGAAATTTTCATAATTTATATGTTAAAAAAAAGTTGATAAAACAGGTATCGAGACCGGGGGACACGTTCATTGATTTTGCTTGTGGACAAGGCGGGGATTTACCAAAATGGGTAGAATCGAAATTATCATTTGTCTTTGGAATTGATATTTCGAAAGATAATCTGGAGAATAGATTAAATGGCGCCTGTGCAAGATATCTAAACACCAAAAAAGAAACAAATAATATGCCCGGAGCATTGTTTGTAAACGGCGATTCGTCGCTTAACATAAAAAGTGGAAGCGCAATGCGAAATGATAAAGCCATTCAAATAACCAAATCGGTCTTTGGTATGGGTAGCAAAGATCCCAAAACGATTGGTAAAGGCGTTGCTAAACAATTTGGAGTGGGTGACGCCGGTTTCAACGTATCCTCGTGCCAGTTCGCAATACATTATTTCTTCGAAAGTCCGACAACCTTACAGGGGTTTTTACGAAATGTAGCAGAATGTACCAAATTAAATGGGTACTTCATTGGTAGCACGTATGATGGCGTGGAAGTGTTTAATTTACTCCAGAAGGTAAAAACGCACGAAAGCATAAAAATAATTGAAAACGATCGAAAAATATGGGAAATCGTAAAAGAATATGGTCCAGACGTATTTGCGGACGATTCTAGTTGTATTGGATACAAGATAAATGTATTCCAAGAAACCATTAACCAATACTTGATTGAATATTTGGTTAATTTTAATTACTTGGTTAGAGTGTTTGAAATGTATGGATTCAAAGTAATAGATAACGAAGAGGCGAAAGAAATGGGGTTTCCGTCTGGTAGCGGAATGTTCAACTTATTGTTTAATAATATGATGGAAGAAATTAAAAGAAATAGTAATGCAGAGAAAAATTATGGCAAAGCGAGAGAAATGACGAACTTTGAAAAGAAGATATCGTTTTTAAACCGTTACTTTATATTTAAAAAAATACGCGAAGTCAATACGGAAACTATTCAACTGGAGTTGTCTGAATACAGTGATTTTGCTGTAAAGAAAAATAAAATGGAGACCAAACAGGCGATAAAAGTGGCGACCGAGCTTGCTGAAAATAAAAAGGGTAAGATTAAAAAATTAGATAATAAGCTAATATTAAAACCAGCAACTGAAGCCATCGGTGTTCCCGAAGAACCCGTAGTTAAAAAGAAAAGAAAGTCGTCAAAAAAAATAGTTATAGTTGAATAGAAACAAATAACTTAAAATAATCTCGTTTGTTTTATTAACAATAAATGAGTTATAACGTTTTGCCAAAAACATATAGTAATCTCAAATTACAAATTACTTTACAAAACAAAATAATCAGTCCATCTTTTTCTTCAAGTTATTACCATTTTTTAAATGAAAAGCAACGCGCGTTACAAGATATAAAAGATAAAACAGAAGAACACGCGTTTGTCAATTGCTATAAACTTTTAAATATTAAAAATTATATCAATACATACAATATCAAGGTGGAAGATGATACTTCGACAAAAAGTTTATTTTTAAATTTAATAGAAATTTTCAACAACTACAATGCCAATATCATTTTAAAAAAGTGTAACAAATTTTTGCATATTGGCGAAAAGCACAAAGAGTCCATAAGCGCAATCGAACATTTACAAAAAAATGCCAAAGAAGTCACCGTTTATGAAAGCATTGACAAGGTCGACAATACAGAATTGTTAAAAAAAGATTATTTTGACTATTTTTTCATAGAACTAAATTCGAGCAACCTAACTGATCCTAATAAATACATAATAGCTCAAATTAAGACACTCATTTTAATAATCAACAAACTAAACTTGGGTTCACTGGTAATAATCAAATTGGATTATTTGTTTTATCAACCATTATTGGAATTTGTATATGTTATTACTTCCATGTTTGAAAAAACACTGTTAGTAAAACCTCTAACCAGTGATACGGTCTCTTTGGAAAAATATCTGGTATGTAAGAACCTTAAAAATAATAGTTTTGATATTTCGTCATACCGAGACTGTTTAATGAACAACACGTTTGAATCACAAAACATATCTTCAATAATAAACAATAAGGTACCTATTTACTTCAAGAATAAATTGACTGAAATTGACGTCATTTTAGGACAGAATTTATTAGAAAACATACAAGAACTAATAAATTTCTTAAATTACAAAAATAAAATAGAAAAGGTGGACAATATTGAAAAATCCAACATTCATAAGGCCTCCGTATGGCTAATCAAGAACAAATTGTCACCTAATACATTCTTGTAAGTTTAAGCGCTTCGACTCGGGGTCATATATGTTCGTGGTTCTTGATTAAAATGATTTGAACTAAATACTGTTCCCGGATAATAACGATAAGGCGATGGCTGTGATAATGGAACTTGGTATTGTGGCAATTGTCTTTTATACCAACAACTCTTTTTATTTTGATACGTGTATTTACCATTGATAAGCGCGGGAGAAGGCGCGCTGCATTTTGCCTGTCCTTTATTTTTATATAGATTTGTCACGTTATTATCATCGCCCCTATATATTTGATTTGCGGTCACCAAGGTTGGTCCCCAATTTTGATAATATACTTTTCCATTATTAGACCTTGGATATAATGAAGCCGCATTGGTAGATATGGTGTCTACATTTAATTTCAACATTCTAGTACTACTGGAAACCGCGCCCTGTTTGGCAAATTGCGGATTATTTGGTTTATAAACAGTCAATTTGCAACCATTTGGATTTGTAGGTCCCGCAAATGGTATTCCCCAGTACGGGTTGTTTATAAACGATACAAACACAGTAATCGCCGCATCTTTCGACCCGCTCGGTAAGCCATTTAAGTAATTGAATAAGGCGTCAAAATTTTCTTTTTCTTGTTTCAAAAAATCGTTGATTTCGGTTTGGGTTAAAATACCCTTGTTTAATAATATAGACAATAATCTATTGAGTAGCCCTCTTTCGGTAGTATCGTAAATCTCCGCGTTTGGATAACAATTTGCCACGTAAATGTTTGATGTTGCTAGAGCACTCCCTGGTTTTGCATTTTCTATTTCGAAAGGGGTTTCGCCGGTATATTTAGATAGATCAGATGTAATAACGGGAGTATTCGTCTTGAAATTGAACGCTTTTTGGTCAAATGTTTTACATCGATTCTGTAAATACTGTTTTGTAGTAGTATAATAATTTTGTTTTAAATTAGTGCTTGCATAAACAACTCTTCTTCTAGCTTTATATTCTTCATTACAACAGAACATGGGTGTTTGGGTTCGCGGTTCTGGGTTCTCCGTTAAATATGTGTTGTTGGGATAATATGAAGCGATAATTCCTACACCCTCACACGTTTTACAATCAGTATTCAATTGTTTATTGTTGCTGATTTCGTCCACCGGATTTTGTTTTACAATAAATCCACCTGGTCTATCCATTAAACCACCAATTAACCCACCACCGCCACCACTTCCACCTGATAAAGACTGACCTTTAGCAGAAGATACGAATCTATTCATATTATAGTTTATTAGCTTGGTTTCTGCTACAAATACTGGGTTGGATGGATCAATCGGATCAATTATAGCAGGTGGTATTACTCTTCCTTTTCTATAATGTTTTATAGGCCTTGGTATAAATCGCCTTCCTTTACCAAAAGCCCTAGATTCAAAGTTGCCGGATAAAAAAACATTACCACTATCCCGGTTTGTTAGCGGTCTGATATGTGATGGTGCTACACCAACTGGATTACTAAATACACCATTCCCTTTCCATGAGATATATTGACTTGGCATAGATGCATTCATTCGTCCGCCAGACGGCATTGTTCTCATTCCTTGTGGGTAATATGCTGTAGACATTTATATTATTATACCAGAAAATAAAAAGATATATATATAATAATGGAGGAATTACTATTGTACATATTAATCTTTTTTTTTATATTTTTAATTTTGTATCAAATATTTTTAGCATATTTTAAAGGCTCGATTATTGAAGGCAACACTGGTTATCAAGATTACGATACATCAGATCCGAAAAATGTTATGATATTAGCTCAGCAAAATGCAGGCAATATAAGTGCGCTTCGATCACAGTTTGGTGACACACAGAATCTTAAAAGTGTTATAGATGATATAAGCGGAAACGTAGCTAATTTGCAATCACAGGTAGATGGTTTAGTACAAGCACAACAACAATCCGGCGAACAATTAAATGGTGGGAGTAGTGAACCCATTACGGTTACCGGTACAGAATAATCATATGCGAGCCTTTCAATAAATAAAAGATTACTTGAAAATTAAAACTATTTAATATATAATATGGGAAATTTATTTGACGAAATTAAAGAGGATGCTAATAAAGTGCAAGAAAAATTGTTGGGACCTACTTATCCATATTACAAAAATATAAAATCGCCTAGCGAAATTGGCATGAGTAGCAAAGGCAATATATCTACCCTTGGGAAAGATATAGATGGACTAATTGATTATGTCGAAGTTTTGGTGGCTGGAAAAAGTAAGGCTTCTGCGACGGGCGGCCCTTTAGGAAACAAGTTCTTTTTGAAAACGGGTGCAAAATGTAAAGCGAATAATATTGATGGATCAGATAACGAGGTCGATAGATATATTTATGTAGATAATGTTCCTAATGGAACCATACCCTTTATATCGTCGGGTCTAGGAACAAATTTTACCGATTTTGAGGGTCTTATACCAGGTGCGATGGGTAATCTGAGCGTTTTAAATCCATTTGCAATTATGCAGGCTTTCATGTCTGGGTCAACGCCGCCGTGTCAAGAAATAACTATGGAAACGATTGATAATAAAAACAATAAATCAAATGAAACTCATTACGTTACCACGACGGATATTAAGAACATGAACTCTTGTACATTCTCTAATGGTACAAATCCGGTCTCTGGCAAAACGTGTAAATCTGCATTTACTACTTTGAATAATAATGAAGTCGCTTTCCCAGAAGACCCGATTGTGCAATTGTATTTTTTTAGTCTAACATTGGTCGGTATTTATATATTTATGAAGTTACTTGAAAAAGCAAGAGGTTGATTTTTAATAATATATATTTTTGAAAATCAATTAATCGGCATATTTTTATTTTTTGCCGCGTCTACGGTGCGTGCGTCTACATTTACTACCTTTACGGTGTTTACTTCTACATATGGATCGCCTTCTCTTTCTAGTTCTGCCACCAACGAAAACTTGAGGTTGTGCGGTTTTTACGTTGAAAGGTGCGGCGGTTGCTGCTATGTTTGTGCTGTGTGCATAATAATTGTTACTACCCCCGCGCCTATGACGTCTTCGGCGTCTTCCTCCCGGCATAGTAGATGGTGCCGACATACTAGATGGTTGGGTTGGTGCAGACGGGTTAAATGTGGATCCATTGTTTTTATCATCCTTTTTTGTAGCGCTGTTCCATAAACTAGAAGCACCTGAACTGGTTTGGTTTACTGCGTCGGTGGTAGCATTTTTAGTGCTAGTCCATAAACTACTGGCAGAATTGCTTAATCCGTCTAAGAATCCTCCTCTGGTTCTGCTTTTTTTACTCATTATATATATATATTTATATAAATAATATTGCGATCACTATTTTTTCTCAATATACATTTTATATAAATAATAAGCAGCCAAAGCTCCTAAAATTTCTACTATTATGTATGGAAGTAAATCTGCCTTTGACAATTTTCCGGCAGCATAAAGAGCGCACGAAACCGCGGGATTATACGAACCGCCTGAAATGGGTCCCCCTAACAAAGCGGCTATTCCTAGTGCCGCACCTATGGCTGCCCAGTTGCCTGTGGCTAATATAGTATACATTAAAAACATGGTTCCTAAAAATTCTACAAAATATTTATTCATTTTATATAAATATTGTATATTTTATTTTATATTATTTATTGAATTATCTGCAAAGCGTTTCTATATGTCGGTTGTGATCCAAGGATTTTCAACAAATATTGTTTATAAGCTTCTCCGTTGCCGCGTCGTTGTTCGAATGCATAAATTCTTCCTTGATTACCGATTGTGTTACGAGGACCACTGATAAGTATAGCCGCGGCAGTTCTGCCGTATGATCCTAACCCATAGGTAGGTGTAAGCGATGGTCGCGGAAAACGATAAAGGAGGCCGACTGGACGACGAGACTCCCCTCCTCCTCTAGCTCCTAGTCTGAAATTTCGTGGCATTATATAAACAATCAATATTTTATTTTTTCCAACATTTTCTATTAAATTAAATACGCTTAATAATTTTGTCTGGGCAATGACCCCCAACCACACGCGCCTGGATTTCTTAAACTATAGTTTTCTATCGCCCCTTTCTTTTTGGGTGCTACACATCCTCCCGAACGCGCTCGTCGAATTGTACTTCTAACCCCGCTGGGGTAGTAATTTTTAGTACTAATGGGTGCATTAACTGGCAGATTTACTTTATATCCACTCTGACCCACCGCATTTTTCTTCTTAATATCTACATACATAGATGAAGGTACGGGTGTTATATAGTTCATGTGCCCGGTGGTATTGTATCGTTTTCCGGTGGAAAAACTGAAAAAAGAATTGTTCGCACTTAGTATTGCGCGCTCCCTTTGTATTTTTGCTCCCTGTGGTGTTATACTAGTTCTTAAATAGTGGTGTCTAGCATTTGTGTTCATTGCGGCATTTACGGGTTCTTGCGTAGGATAAAATTGTGGTGGTGTGGGTCTAATACCGACTAATGTTCCGTAACTATGATAGGGGATTTGTGCGGGCGTTTGATTCGTGCTTAATGGACCTGTAATACGACTATTTACATAATTATCATAACTCACTGAACCTTTACCAGTTGCTACACTATAGGGCGTTGTCATTTATATATGAGATGAAAAAAATAAAATGCTATTTTGCCGTGTAATTTAAACTGCCACAATAAAGACAGTTTACAACTTTTTGGCTGTTAATGATTGTATTATATTTTTTACATTTTTTACATACTAAAACATTTGGATTATTCCTTAATGTCCAATAATCATTGTTTTTGTGTTTTATCATTTCGCGGTGACTTCTCTCCATCCTTATTTAATTTATGTTTAAATTAAATTAAAATCTACGAATCGCTTTTTGCGCAACTTGACTAGAGTTACTGTCATCGCCACCATAAGAAAGATCATTATAGTTTTTGGCCGTCGCGCTTTGTTTCAAAAATTTTACATAATCCGAGCTGTCATATACATATTTAGTATTACATGCTGCTGCTGGAATATTTCTGTTCAGTTGCAAACTATTATAAGCAACCGAAGGAGTACAACTATTTGAAACCGAGCCAAAATTTTTACGTAAACCATAAAGTCCCGGACGATGTTGAAACGTTTGACACGGACCACCACACGAATAATCTAGTCTACCTAATAAATCGCCTGCGTTGTTGACCGCTCTAAATGGCGTTGTTATACTTCTTTTGAGGTTATTTCTTCGCAATTGTCTTGGATAGTCAGTATTCCATGCATTCTTTAGAGCAAATCGTACCTGCTCGAAATTCGCGTATTTTTTGTCTACTGTCTGATTTTGCTGAGGCATGTAACCGTTTATTGCTTTACCAGAATTTTTCGGATCGATTACGTATCTTGAGGCTTGACCACCACTTCCACTTACAGCACTAAAATATCCTATACCTGGCATTTATAATAATAACACATAAAAAATTATTAAAATAGACATTTTAAATATTTGTATATTTTAATGAAAAATACAAATCAAATCGCCTATTTATTGGCTGCCGTTCTTTTAGTTGTCCTAGATAGTGTATATTTAAATCTAGTTAAACAGTATTATAATTATCAAATAAAGAGCGTACAGGGAAGCGATATGAAAATTAATCTGTCGGCTGCAATATTGTGTTACGTATTCTTAGTGTTTGGAATAAATTATTTTATCATTAGAGAAAAAAAGAGTGTGTTGGATGCGTTTCTTTTGGGATTAACCATTTATGCAGTATATGAATTAACGAGCATGGCCTTGTTAAAAAAATGGTCTTGGTTAACGGTTATAATGGATACTACGTGGGGGGGTATTCTTTTTGGTCTAACTACTTATTTAGTTTATTTAATCTTTTAACTGGTTATAAATCTGGGAGCAATATTCATTGTATTTAATTCTTGAAAGAGTAGTTTGCACGAATATGGTATTTCAATATAAGCAAAGTCTGCTCTATTATCACAATTATTACAACAGTGTATGTTCATTTTATCATTATAATTTGCAATGAGCCCACACTTTTTGCAAACGTGTACTGAATATTTATCAGATACATCATACATTCGTCCTTTTGTAAATCTGGATGCTCCGTGCGAAATCATTGCATCTCTTTCCATTTCTCCAAATCTTAATCCACCATCTCGACTTCTTCCTTCTGCCGGCTGTCTCGTCAAGTTTACCATCGGACCGATAGAACGACTATGTGTTTTATCATTGACCATGTGTTTCAACCTCTGGTAAAATACTGGACCCATAAAAACACTACACTCGTGTTGTTGTCCAGTGATACCGTCGTATAAAAGTTCATTGCCGTCACATTCATAGCCGACTTTGAGTAGTTCTTTGCGTATATCCGCAATATTAAAATCGCCAAACGAGGTTCCATCGCCAAACAGACCTAACTCCAACAATACTTTGCCCAGTAAGGTCTCTTTCAGTTGTCCAATCGTCATACGAGACGGAATTGCGTGCGGATTAATGATAATATCTGGTCTAACCCCGTCTTTTGTAAAAGGCATATCGCACTCGGGTATAATATTACCGACGGTACCCTTTTGTCCATGGCGACTTGAAAACTTGTCTCCTATCACGGGTTTTCTCACCGTTCGAAGTCTAACCTTTGCAAAGTTATATCCATCCCCGTTCCGATCAATATAATTTTTGTCGACGTAAGTGGGTTCGCTCGTTTTATAAATTTTGCTTTGATCTTCGAATTTTATAACCTTTGTATGATCATTTTTGTTTTCCTTGATAGGAATCATTTTTGATATGATAACATCGCGGTTTTCTACAAGTTCGTTTTCGGGAATTACCCCCATACTATTTACTTTGTTGTAATTAGCCATTTTCATCCCTTTGGTCTTGGTTCTGTCGGGCTTACATCTAATTTCTTCGTCCCCATTGATTTTTTGTTTATCTTCATCTTTTTCGGTATGATAAACCGTAACGAGTGCCATTCCACGATCAATAGACCCCTTATTGATAAGCAACGAATCTTCTTGATTATATCCAGTATGCGTCATAATCGCCACTATTAAATTCGTTCCCGAAGGTATTTCATTTAGTTTCAAAATATTCATTAGTCGCGTATCCACTAGCGGTCTAGTAGGATAGTTTGCTACATACGCAGTCTTGTCCATTCGACTTTGGAAATTGCTTACGTAAACACCCATTGCTTGTTTTGCCTGTGCACACTGATAGGTATTTCTGGGAGATTGGTTATGTTCCGGAAACGGAATACACGAGCCTAAAATTCCAAATATAGTACTCGGGTGGATTTCGCAATGGGTGTATTTGGTTTTATTATTTACATCATTAATTTCTTTGTAAGAAGTCGCAATCATACTGAACGATTGCTCTTCGGCATCGACATATTCGACTATTGATTCATTTAGTACATTTTGGGTAAGCAACGAATCCCACGTCAACTCATTTATAGATAACTTGTACAACACTTCTTGGGTCAGCAACATAGAGCCGTTTTTGATACGAAGAAGTGGTCTCGTTAATCTTCCCGCATCATTACAAATACGCACCTCGTTCAGCTTGTAATCAAATATGACCGAGGTATAGATATTGATGATTCCCTTATGTTTGTGTTCCTTCAAATTGTTAAACAATTCTTCGGGATTCTCTGTGATACCGACCCAACTTCCATTGACAAATACTTTTGTACTATAATAAAATAGGGTCGACGTAGGATCCATCGTTTCGTCTATTTTAATTATTTTTGGTAATATGTATTCGTATAGCGGTAACGAGTCGGATTGAATCGTAATATGCGTCAGATAACTGAGATTTTTGACCACACCAACCGACTGACCTTCCGGGGTTTCGGCCGGACACAAGAACCCCCAAGAAGTGTTGTGTAATTTTCTAGGAGGAATCAATTTCCCACTTTTGTCTACTGGCGTGGAAATTCTTCGTGCGTGACTCAAACTCGAAACATATGTTAATCTGTTTAATACCTGTGCCACACCAACCTTGTTTGAATTCGTATTTTTAATGCCAAAATCTCCCGTTCCTAGTGCTCGTTTGATGCCATTTTCAAGCGTAGAAGACTTGACAATTTTGTAAATGTTCGTTAAATTGATTATGTTAAGATAATCATCGGTTGATCTCCACGAACCATTATTGATTTCTTTCAAAATCTGTTTTTCCATATCTTTTACTAATTTGTTGAAATAGTTTCGAAAAAGGTTATTCAAAAGCACCCCCGTGGTATCCACGCGTTTGTTCAAATAAGAATCGCGATCATCGGTTGGCTGCATTTTGAGACCCGCGCGTATCAATTTATGTATCATATATCCCATAAAATATAGCTTTTTCTCTTTTGTTTTGCAATGGGGAAACAAATCGCAATTGAGAATTTCCAGGGCAAATTCTTCCTTTTTTCTGTTTCCAGTTTCCTTGTCCATATTTATCGGAGTATACATAACATTACTGGTTATGAACTTCAAACTATCGTTTTGGGTTAAATAATTATTCGCCTCAAAAATAGACGCCTGCAAGTAATTCAATATTTCTTTTTGTTTTGTACACTCTATGTTTAATACTATCTTGGCACATATGCTTTTGTCCGAAACAATACCCAGTGCTCTGAAAACTATAAATATGGGAATGGGTTGTTTTATTCTCGGTATCTGTATGCAAATGGGAAACCCAAATCCGTTGTTTTTAGACGATATCATAATATTTATTTGTTTTGGCGAAATACATTTGTTGTCCGGAATAGATTTCATTTCTGCTATCCAATTGTATTTTGTGTTGTTTTTTGATATGTTGAAACACTGGACTCTGTTTTCCGCAGCTCGCTCTTGCCCCAATACAATTTTTTCCGAACCGTTAATGATAAAATATCCTCCGGCATCATACTTACACTCGCCTAGGGTTGCGTCGTCGAAATGATTATAATGGTTTAATGCACATATGTTTGACTTCAACATAATCGGCATTTTTCCAATATGTATTCTAGGCAACGTTTTGTGTTTTACTTGAACCTTGGACAAATCATCACCTTCTCTTATAATAAACTGGACATTTAGATCGATCGTCATTGCCGACGAATAGGTAAAATTTCTTAGTCTCGCTTCTTGCGGAAACATTAATTTGATGGATCCATTGTTTTCGTGTATTTGAGGACGATATATGCTGAAATTACTAAAATTGATAATTATTTCCAGACGATGTTGATTCGTGACAGGATCATAATCATTCTCGGAAACAATACGTAATGGATTGAACATCTCTATTGTTTTGGGCAACTGGCACCCAATAAAGTTATTGTAACTTTCCAATTGATGTCTTACCAATCTATCGAGGTGATTATTTTTAAAATAACTTTCTATTAATATCCACGGATCTTCGGTAGATATTTTTATTTTATTCATTAGATCGTCGCTATTCATACCTTCTGCTGTGGCCTTTTGGGTAGACATATATTAAATATGAAATGATACTTTTAAACCACTTCATATCTATTTATTAAATTCAATTTTTTGTTTTAATTTTTGTTTTAATTTTTGTTTTAAGCTTTAATATAATTCGCAATAGTATAAATAATATAAACATTTTAGTAATCTATAATAAATATGAACAAATATTCAAGGTTATTACAAAAATTAGATAATACTTCTTTAAATAATAATAACCTTTTGGAAAACCAGGACAATATACATATTACCATTTATAAAAATGACGAAAAATATGACCATTTATTTCATTCCACTTACTTTACTACCAGGAGAGAAAAGGATCGACCATTATCAAAAAAAGACGCAATATATGATGACAAACCTATTGTGCGCGAATACATACTTATAAACGATAGGGTAGAAACATTACCCGATCTGCTTACTATAATCGATAAATACAAATATAACGCGTTAAATGATTACAATATAAATTTGCAAAACTTGCATAATATTAAGCCCTATTTGATACAATTGAATGATATAGTTGGTAATAATGAATTAAAAGAGAGAATACTAGAACAATTATTATACTTTTTACAAGATTTTCATAAAACGAAGGATTGTCAAGGTGATTATATGCATACTGTAATATATGGTCCGCCGGGTACCGGAAAAACGGAAATCGCGAAAATTCTTGGAAATATTTATTGTAAATTGGGCATATTAGAAAAAGGTACTTTTACCAAGGCAACCAGAAGTGATCTAATTGCGGGATATTTGGGACAAACCGCGATAAAAACAAAAGATGTAATTATCAATTCGCTAGGAGGAGTATTGTTTATAGACGAAGCGTATGCATTAGGAAATGGCGAAAAACAAGATAGCTTTTCAAAAGAGTGTATAGATACCTTGTGTGAATCGTTAAGCGATCATAAAGATAATTTAATGGTTATTGTAGCGGGTTACGAATCCGAATTAAACGAGTGTTTCTTTAATGTTAATAAGGGGTTAAATTCCCGATTTAACTGGAGATTTAAAACCGAGGAATGTTCTGCTGAAAATTTACACAAAATTTACTTGAAAAAAAGTAAAGATATTGGGTGGGATAACGATTCGATTGAAAACGATAATCTTTTAAAATGGTTTAAAAAAAATCGCGACGAATTTACATGCTTTGGACGAGATATTGAAACATTATTAACTAAAATTAAAATATCACATAGTAAAAGAGTCTTTGGAAAAGATAAAAGTCTACATAAAAAAATATCAGTCGATGACTTAAATAATGGATTCGATATTTTTCTAAAAGGAAAAACGCCCAAAAATCATTTTCGTGTAGATTTATTAAATAGTCTATATTGTTAAAATGGCCATTTTGTTTTATATCTATACAATAAATGAATAAAACAATAGAAATAAATCCATCGTTGTTTCACGTGAATGGGAAAAATAAAACCCCCAAAAATAAGAGTATTAAAAATAAACCAATAATCAATCCAAACGTATTAAAACACAAATTTCTAAAAAGAATTAAACAACACAAATCGGATGAATTGAAAAACCAACTGAATTCCGGGGCGGCGACCATTAAAGAACCGGATAAAAACGAATTTGAAGAATCTATCAAATATTTACAAGAACTTTCAAAAGAAACAAAAAAAAACAACGAAAGGTCATTGAAAAGGGATAATTTAGAGAAAAAGACTGTAAAAAATTATACGCCCGTTTTTACGCCACCCTCTACAAATAATCATACAGACATCCGGATTGATTTGCCCGACGAATTAAAAGAATATACACCTACACCTATTTTGAGAGAACCTGCTCCTATTGTTAAACCTATTGTACAGACACCGGCATCGGTCAAGGTTCATAACCAGGTGCTAACTGACGTACCATATGGTATTTTAAAAGGAGGTAATAAACCCACTTATCGGGCGTGGAATACGACACATAAGAACAGACCACAAGATTTTAAAATAAACAATTTATTTCTCAATTCTACCATGATTCCTCCAGAAATAACAGAGAGAGAAGACAAATTGAATAAATTAAAAAACAAAATACAAGAAAAACACGCTGCTATTTCTAACAACAATATTAAACCGGCTCCAGATTCTAATAGAATGATCAAAACAACTATTACAAAAAAGTATACATTAGGCAAATCGAAATTAAAACGCAAAATAGGCGTATTGATCAAAAATCGCGAAACGAGAAAAAACATTATTATGGCTCATCGCGATTTGAAACATATTAGTATGAACGACGTAAGACTATATTTAAATGAACATAATTTAACAAAATTAGGTAGTAAATCGCCTAATGACGTTTTAAGAAAAATGTATGAAGCCGCCAAGTTAACCGGTGACGTTTCTAATTTAAACAATAATATATTGTTACATAACATTACAAAAAGTGAACATTTCTAATTTTTCTCTTATTAAATATATATTGTTAAAGTAATATGACCATTGTACAAAATAATATTAATGAAGAAACCCAGCTGTTTTTAGATAAATTAAGTAATGCAATAAACGCCAAATTGTACCTTTTTGGGAGTGTATTAACCAGTGATTATTATCCTAATAAAAGTGATATAGATATTGATATATTTTCGGATAATATTGCCACCACAAAATATAATTTATATGCTTTTTTAAATAGTCATGATGACAATTCAAAGAAAGATATTGTATTTAAAAAATTTGTATTTGTAACCAATAAAGATAAAATAATCAATGGAATAAAAACCAGCTACAAAAATAAGGAGAATCATATTTTTTTAGAACTAAATATATTCGATACCACTATGCAAGAATATGTATTAAATGAACGCCGTTATAAACAAAACTTTCCGGTTTATATTACGTTCTTGTATTCTATAATAAAATTTTGTCATTATGAATTAAATTTAATATCTGTGGACAATTATAGGTATTTAAAAGAGTTATGTTTAAATTATTTGATGGGTGGCAAAAAGATCGAATTTGTTAATTTGGAAATATAATAAAACTTACAAATATAAAGCTTTCGACATAATATATTATACAAATGGCACTTATCAACGAATATTTTGAACTCACGGATAAATATATAAATGATTATGGGGAAAATACTGTTGTATTAATGCAAGTGGGATCTTTTTTTGAAGTATATGGCAAAAAGGGTACTGATACAGGTGGAGCAATAACTGGTAGCAAAATTACCGATTTCTCTCAAATATGTGAATTAAATGTCGTTGAAAAGAATGTTTGCGTCGGTAAAAACAAGGTTTACATGGCCGGATTTAAAGACATTATGATTGAAAAATATTTGAAAAAAATTCAAGAGGCGGGATTCACGGCCATTGTTTATACACAAGATCAAGCCGCAAAAAATACTACGCGAAGTTGTGCCGGAATATTTAGTCCAGGTACTTACTTTTCGCCAGACGACAATACTCGTTTAACCAATAATATATCTTGCGTATGGATAGAAACGGTTGATAATAAATTATTATTTAAAGGTAAATATGTGATTATAGGCGTTGCGAACATTGACGTTTTTACAGGCAAAACCACGATTTCGCAGTATAAGGAACATTTTATTCATAGTCATACTACATATGATGGATTAGAGAGATTTATTTCCATTTATAATCCTAGTGAAGTTATTATTATATCAAATCTACCAAACGAACAAATAGATGATATAATAAAATTTGTAGATATTGAGGCGGCGTCCATACATAAAATAAATATGGCTGATACAAGCGGTTCTACTAATGGTATCAAAGTACAAAATTGCGAAAAACAACATTATCAAAAAGAAATATTGGCTAAATTTTATCAGGTGAACGATTGGAATGTCTTTATGACAAACTTTAATGAGAATCATATTGCTAGCCAATCCTTTTGTTTTTTACTTGATTTTGTTTATCAACATAACCCGAATTTGGTGAATCGAATCTCGGAACCAATGTTTGAAGACAATTCTACGAATCTTTATTTGGCGAACTATTCGTTAAAACAACTCAATATTATTAACGACAATACAAACGGATACAAAGGCAAATATTCGTCTGTATTGAATTTGTTAAATGATTGTTTAACGCCCATGGGGAAGCGCCAGTTTACTTATAAATTAACAAATCCCACCACGAATGTCGAATATTTACAGAATGAATATGATACAACCGAACACATAATAAATAATTTTGGGGCTTATTCTACCTGTTTTAGAGACCGGCTTAGTACCATTAAGGATTTAACTAAATATCAACGCCTTATTTTCATTCAAAAAATGTCTCCCAAAAAATTCTTCCATATGATTGAAAATTTGATCACCATTGAAACCGTTTTTAAAGAAATCGAAAATGATCCAGTTCTTAAGAGTTATATTGTTGCAAATTTGGATAATGATTGCGCCCTCGTGAAAAACACAATATCTAAATATTTGAACGTGGAATTGATTAACGATATTGATACCTTGCAGGGATTCGAAATTAATTTCATTCAACCGAATATTGACCGCGAGTTAGATCTTAAAGGGGAACTATTAAAATCGTCTCAATGTAAGCTAGAAGCCATACGCGGATATCTTAATGGGTTAATACACGAAAAATCGAAATCCGGCGAATTTATTAAAATACACGAAACAGAAAAAAATAATTACTCTTTACTATGTACCGGGCGCAGGTGTAAATTATTAGAAAATTCTCTTACTACCGAAAAAACGATAGTTACCTTAAAGTATCAGGATGAACATGATCAACCGGTTGAATTTCAATACGCATTGTCTAAAAACCAATTAGAGTATAAATCACAGACACAGGCAAACTATGTTATTGTCGATTCAGTCATTAAAGAATTATGTAAAAACATCTCTACTATTAAAACTATCATGAAGGATTTAATTACAAACGTTTATAATAAATTTGTCGTTTCCTTTCAAGAATATAAACCACAACTAGAGAGAATCATTGAATTTATTACAGATATCGATGTATTATTTAATAAAGCCTCTATTGCCAAAAAGTATAATTATTGTAAACCAACCATTGTTCCGCGTGAAAAATCGTTTGTAGATGCGCGACATTTAAGACATTGTTTGATTGAACGATTAAATACCGGCGAAAATGAATTATACGTTTCAAATGATATAATTCTAGGCGATAAATCAAAGGACGGCGTGTTATTATACGGCACGAATGCAGTCGGAAAAACGAGTTTGATTCGAGCCCTAGGAATTGCGGTTATAATGGCCCAGGCGGGATTATTTGTTCCATGTAGTAGTTTTGAATTTATGCCTTATAAATATATATTTACCCGAATACTTGGCAACGACAATTTATTCAAAGGTCTCTCTACTTTTGCCGTTGAAATGTCGGAATTGAGGACCATATTAAAACTTGCGGATCCCAATAGTTTAATATTAGGTGACGAATTATGCTCTGGTACGGAAATTGTATCGGCGATAAGTATTTTCGTATCTGGTCTACAACAGTTATATAAATTGGGTAGCAGTTATATTTTTGCTACGCACTTACACGAAATAGTTGATTACGAGGAAATTAAAGAAATTGCCACTCTCTCGGTTATGCATATGGAAGTTGTTTATGATAAAGAGAAGGATATGTTGATCTATGATCGAAAACTGAAAGAAGGACCCGGGAATAATATGTATGGTCTAGAAGTGTGCAAATCTTTAAAATTACCCGAAGAGTTCTTGAATAATGCGTTTGAAATACGATCGAAATACAATAATCAATACAGAAGCATACTTTCTTTCAAAACGTCGCGTTATAATGCGAAAAAAATAATGGGTATGTGTGAAAATTGTGGAGAGAAAATGGGCACAGAAGTACATCATTTACAACACCAACGTGACGCAAATGAGGAGGGGATCATAACCAATTCGAATATGTCTTTTCATAAAAACAATTTGGCTAATTTGCTGACATTATGCGAAACGTGTCATCACGAAACGCATAGTATAAATGATATAGGTTCTAAAAAAGTAAAAACAAGTAAGGGATATATCGTGAGTTCATTATTTTAGCCTTTTTTGCTACCGAGACGGCGTCTCTTGGTCTTGGACTTGGTCTTGGTTTTGCGTCTTTTCTTATTCGTTCGTCGTTTTGTTTTGTTGTTAGATTTAATTCTGTTAGTCCGTCGTTTCATTCTTCTACCTCCGATAAGGGGCGTGGCACTTTTCGCGCAACCAAGAATAGGACCAGGAGTGGTTACATTAGTAAACGGATCTACAATAGGTCCTGACAAAGGAGACAAATTATTTATTGCAAGTGGAGGCGATCCATCTATTATAGTGACAAGTTGTTTGAACGCAACATTAGTCATTTTTACGTCTTCGGGAACGGCTCCACCAAACCCGCCTCCGGTAGTGGATCGTGCCTTACTAACATCAAAAAATCCCGCCTTGTAATTGTTGATACTACCTATTATAACTCGACAAACGGTAGCACCGTCAGGCATGCGCATCACTTCTTTACTGGTGCCCATACCTTTTAAAAAGTTAACGATATCTACGGCATTCGTAAATACGATATTTAAATAGATAGTATGAGACAGCGGATTTGGTACGTATGCACGCGTTTTGTAATTCTGACAATCTAATGACGCGTCATAATTCACATTAATTTTACCTCGCGCGGTCAAGTTGGCATTACAATCTTCAGACACGATCTTACGCATCGCCTCGTCGTTAGAACCCGGGTGGACGTAACCCGATTTCGGGGGTAATCCAGGAACCGGGTCACCTCGAGTAGTTATTCTTAAATAAAGAATATCATTGTTTTTAATTAAATTACTAAACTTGGTTGCCACCGAATCACTCATACATCTAGGTGCGCCTACACTCATACATATTATTTTACTAGATAGTACATTATAAGGAGCTGCATTATAGGGCGAAGTTTCTTTAATACTTTTCCATAAGTATGCGAAATTCGTACATAATGCTCCGCCGAGCGAATGTCCCGTGGTGAATACCTTTATTGAATTTGGTTCTTTAGCTCCTAAAAAATCATTCGCCAAATAAGACATTGCTTCGACGGTAGTATGAATTAATTCAACATTTGTTTTAAAAATACCATATAAAAATCGATCTTTATTGGCACAACCGACATCTAAGGGTACTAATGAAGTGGGTTTTGAATACAGAGCGGCAGTTTTCGCACTATATGTCCCGCGAAAGATTAGTAATATTGTGTTGGGCATGCGTTTATCTGCTACTACATACACCTCGCCGTAATTAGACCATCCAATAGATATATATTTCACCTCGCCGGGTGTTGGTGGAAGGCCGGATAACACGGGGACAATGGTTCCACCGATTTCTCCAGTAACAATATTGACATTTTTAGGTATATTTAGTGAATTAAACGCAAGAAAACGTTCATTATTAAAAGTATATTGATATTTATCTAGGGATTCATTACCTCCGCCAGACTTTAAGCGAAATATGTCTTGATCCCTAATTTCGTTGTTTAGTTCATTGGCGGAAACGGAATCGATGGCTTTTAAAATTTGTGGTGAAACGATAGGGCCAAAAATGGCACAATAAGAATCCAAAAACTTGTTATCGTTCATGTACGCTAATCTGGAGAGAATGACGCCATACAATGATATGAAATGTACATTACCATATTGATCCGCCTTTCGGTTCATATTACTAAATGTATTCATCATTTGATTAATTATATATATTGGCGAAGAATTTATTTTTGGGTAATAGTGGTAGAATCCGAGTTTATTTTATATTTTAATCTTACTTTAGTATTTTTTTAGAGACATAATATATAAATATAATATGGAATCGTCTGATTTCGTTAATTCGTCTTTTGATTATCCTGGTTTTAAGGGTACTATTAGCGAGTTATCTAAGATACTCAGGGAAACCGCGGTTGATTATGAGTCTAGTATGGATAAATCGGGGAAAAAAAAGGATCCCTATGAAATGAGCAAATATAATGCAAGAGCTGCATCGTTGAGAGCTGTTGCGGACCGTATTGAAACCGCCGGATCGGCTGATGCGGCATATACAATGCTAGCAGAACAAAATATACAATTTTTTAACAACCGGGTAGTAAATAATGTTATAGGCAAACGTAGACGTGGAGGCAAATCGAGAAAGGGTAGAAAGTCGAGAAAGGGTAGAAAGTCGAGAAAGGGTAAAACTAGAAAGTTGAGAAAGAGCAAAACGCGTCGACATTAAGATATAATAATGTCGCCATTTTTAGGAAACTATTTTAGGATTTTTTAGCGTTATAATATATAACATGGAAGCGCCTAATTTTTTAAAGACGACTATTGACTATCCTGGTTTTTCAGGTAGCGTTGGTAAATTGGCTATGGTGTTCAGAAAAAAGGCCCAGGAGTATATGTTTAAAAGAGATGAATTTGTGCGAAACAAAGATTTTCGTACAGTAGTCAAATATAATGCCAAAGTCGACTCGTTAAGAAGTATTGAAGATCGTATTGCATCCGCTGACTCGGTTGATGCAGTATATGCAATACTAAAAGAAAAAAATATAAGATTCCAAGAAAACAAATTGACAAATGATGACGTATATAAACTTGGAGGTAAGTCTAGAAAAACTAGAAAGACTAAAAAAGGTAAAACTAGAAAAGGTAAAACTAGAAAAGGCAAAACGCGTCGTCGGCGTTAAATAAGTAACCTCATTTATATTATTAATATTTGTATTTTATATATGAAACCGTATGTAAAATATTCACTTCTCTCTTTGATGTTATTTCTATTTATAATTTTGACAACCAATTCTTCTTGCGTGGAGTCTTTTTCAATTCCACTGGCTACAAATAAACATGATGCATTTTGCAACACAAATGTAGGTAATAGTAATACGTTGAATAAAAATTGTAGTAGGTTAACGTCCGATCATTGTAAATCAACTAGTTGTTGTGTATTTACAAGTGATGACAAATGCGTCGCAGGTGGCGAAGACGGGGCAACGTTCAATACTGCAAATGGAAAAACAAAAAAGTTGGATTATTATTATTTTGAAAACAAATGTTATGGAGAGAAATGTCCAAAATAATTCCTTCCATTCTTTATCGTATTTGTAAAAACGCGCAAATGATATAATAAAAAAATGAATAATAAGTTAAATAATATAAATATAATAAAGTATATTGATATTATAAGATGATAATTCCTGTAAAATGTTTCACCTGTGGTATGGTAATTGGAGATAAATATAGATATTACTGTCAACAAGTAAGACAGCGAAAACTGTCCAAATTTACAAATATGGAAGATGCGGATTTAAATAAAGTATTATATTTAACAAAAGAGATACAGGAAAAAACACCAGAAGGCGAAGTATTGGACGAATTGTTTATAAATAAAATGTGCTGTAGGAGACATTTTCTAACCCACGTAGATATTGATTAATTTCTTGTTATATTATATAATGCCTAAAAAAAGTAAAGGACAATTTTATAAAATGAAAGGTTGTTCGAAGAGTAGAACGCGCAAAAAATATTTAGGAGGGTCAATAGACGTACCCGTTGCTTATCCATCTACTGGCATAAACACATTAAATAACACTAGTTTAGCATTTGATCCTAGCCACGACCCTAATACACAATATATGCCCAGTAATAGTAATAGTAATAATTACAGTAATTATAACAGTCCGAACCCAGGTATTAATTTAGACAGGGCGTATCCTGTACGAGCACCCCCCGCGATGGGTTTTAATTTTTTAAATTCACAGAGTGGTGGAGGCGACCAATCGTATATTAACAAAATGTTGGGTGGCTCACGAAAACACCGCAAAGGATGTTGTTGTTCTTTTTGCAAAAAGAAAAAATCGAAAACGAAAAAAATGCGTGGTGGAAGTTGTTCGAGCAATGGCGGGTTACCGTATCCCAATGGTTTATTAGGCGATGCTTGGAGTCCTAATTTAACCGGGTGGCCTGGCGTCGACGGCGTTGCGATGAACAGAAGTCATTTAGGATATAATACATACGACAACGATGTATCAAGACAGATGTTGGATGTTGGCGCGAATCCTCCATTTACTTATATGAAAGGTGGTAAGCGAATGCGTAAAAAAACACGGAGACTAAGGGGTGGCACACTAAGTAACTTTTTGGGACAAGACGTTATAAATTTAGGCAGACAATTCAAATATAATGGTGCTAGTGCTTGGAATGCATTAAGAGGTAACCAAAACACTGCGAATCCGTTGCCGTGGAAAGACCAAATGGCTCGAATACCATCCGCCCCGTCTTAAACATATATTTTAATCATAATATTTTCTTTGTATATTTCATAATGGCGTTCCCGAAATCCATAAAACAACTTTGTCCGCCCGCCATGTTGTATTTCTATATTTCCATCATTTTTTTTATGATGGTTCTTTTTCAAAACATTGGAGAAAATTATAAATATTCTTTAGGTGAATTTTCGTGCGCAGTGCCCAGTACAACATTAGTATTTATCGTTAAATTAATATACATATTATTTTGGACATACGTGTTGAATCTAATATGCAAAGACGGACATACGAGTTTATCTTGGTTACTTGTATTATTTCCGTTTGTACTATTATTTGTAATAATTGGTCTGATTATGATAAATGTTAAATCCTAGTTAACGAGTAATAACAAAAATATTAATCTTTAACTATTATATAATTACAAAAAATGAAAGTCAAAAACGGCATGACTTTTGATAAAAACGGTTGGAAATATGTTTCCATTTCCGGAAAGGCAAAAGAAAGAGGATATGCATATGGCTATCTATGTGCAAAAGATTTTATTGAAATACAAAAAATGTTGGTTTACTTCATACCTGAATCTTACGGAATGACGTGGCCCTGGTTTATCGAAGAGATAAACAAAGATTTCAAGGTTATGACCAAAAGGGATTTTAGTGAATATTATGAAGAAATGGAAGGAATAGTGGAGGGTTGTCAGAAAAATGGCTGTAAAACAACCATTGACGAAATTTTAGCCTGGAACTTTTATTGTTCCATTCCTTATTGGCTTGGTGCGCGAAGTACTAGTAGTGGTACCTCAGGTAAAGAAGGAGGAACTAGAACAACGGTTAAAGACAAATGTAGTGCATTTATGGCAGTAGGTAAGAATTGGACGGAAGATGGTAAAATTGTTACTGCACACAATTCATTCTGCGACTACATAGACGGACAATGGGCGAATATCGTGTTAGATGTAAACCCCGAAAAAGGGAATCGTATTTTGATGCAAACCACGCCGCTGTGGTTATGGAGTGGTACTGATTTTTTTGTTACTTCCGCCGGATTTATTGGAACCGAGACAACGTTTGGCGGATTTCACGCATATGCATTAAAAGTACCGATTGGTTATAGAATACGCAAAGCAATGCAATATGCAAAAACATTAGATGATTATTCCACTATGTTACTAGATGGCAATTCGGGCGATTATGCAAATGCCTGGTTAATCGGTGATACTAAAAATAATGAAATTATGAGAATTGAACTGGGGTTATTATATCACACCATAGAAAAAACTAAAGACGGGTATTTTATAGGATTTAACGCGCCCTATGATACTAACATACGAAACATGGAAGTTGAAAACTCGGGATTTTACGATGTTCGACGACACCAAGGCGCAAGAAAGGTAAGATTGGCAGATTTAATGGACAAACATAAAGGAAAATTAAATATAGAAGTGGCGCAAGAAATTATTGCCGATCACTATGACGTTTATTTGTTGAAAGATGACAATCCGTGTTCAAGAACCGTGTGTTCACATTATGATTTAGATGCTAGAGAATATATGTCGCAAGTAGGAAGACCCGCGCCATTTGCACCACACGGGGCGGTAGATGGTATTGTGTGCGACAGTAATCTCGCAAACAAAATGTCGTTTGTTGGGCGATTCGGCAATTCGTGTGGAATGGATTTTAATGCCGAGGAATTTTTTAAAAAGCATAGACAATGGAGTAACTTCAAACCATATATAAAAGATAGACCTAAACAACCTTGGACGGAATTCAGTTCGACAAAAGGTAATCTGAACAAAACCCAAAAAAATAATAATAATGAAAAAGACAAGAAGGATAAAAAAAATAAGACCAAAAAAAATAAGTAAAAGATCTTATAAATAAAATATATTATAAAGTAGGCACCCTTTTCCATACTTCAAAAAAAATCTTCTTACAGACTCCCCACCCTCCTTCTTCTACATAATCTACGTAAAAATTTGAATTGGTTAATGTTTCTTTAACATATTGATAATGAGATATGTCCCGGTAGTCATTTTCCATTATGATTAAATTTACATTATTTATTATTTCTGGCATATCCTTCAATATATAATAAAACGCACCTTCGCAATCTAATACTAAAGTGTCAAACTGTATATTATACTTACCTTGTAATTGCGCAAAATTTATTGTTTTAGTCCACTTGTAACCCGGTCTAATGACATCACTAGGAATAGTATTCCATCCTTTTTGAATTAATTTTCTCTCGGATAACGCTGCTTTTTCTATGTGAAAATGTAGCCGATTTCGCTTCATGTTTTCGGTTAGTTGAGCTGCAATCTTGTCATCACATTCTAACGTTAACAAATGATTAGGATTTTTCAAAATAGATGCGATAACTAAACTATTTCTGCCAATATTTGCACCTATTTCCAAAACTTTTTCATTGCCCGTTAAATATCTAACGACCATTTTTTGTTCGGGTAATTCTTGCTTTAAATTACCGTATTTAATATTTAATTTAGTATGTATTTTTTTCAATTTGGTGTTAATACTATCCTCTGACGTTGTGGCAAAGGGTGGCGTGTTATGTTTTACATTTATTCTGATAACAACCTTATCATTATATTCGTGAGTTTTTTCATTTATTGTTATAAACACTTTTTTAAGTGTTCCTTTTACAGGATCTGTAAAATAACGCGCACGATTGGCGTCGCCGGCTGGTATAGTTATATTATCGTTTATCTTTAACCTAGTCAAACAGATATCGGTAACATCGATTAAGTTCTCGGTTGTTCCGTACTGGATCAACATATATTATACATTTAACTAATATTTTAATTATTATTTAAATGGTTGGTTTCGTTCTTCATAATTATATATTATTTAAATTATAAATGAAAATTGTTACGGCAGTTGTAAATAATCCAACTTTTATCGAAATACAATATTATACATTTAAACAATATGTAAAAGGAGTCTATGAATTCATCGTTTTTAATGACGCGAAATCATTTCCGGATTTTACAAACGGTGGAAATATCTTTTTAAAACAAGAGATAGAGAGAACGTGTAAAAAGCTGGGAATAAAATGCATTAATATACCCAATGACCACCATGCCTCAAATACAAATAGATTGGCGAAAGAACCCAGTTACAGAACCGCAGAATCTATGAATTTTATTTTGGAATATCAAAAACGAAACCCCGATTATTATCTTTTAGTAGATAGTGATATGTTCTTACTCGATTTCTTGGATATTGATTACTATAAACAGTTTGATGCTGCGGTTATTTTACAAAAACGATATGGCTTGGATAAGCAACCAATACATTATATTTGGAATGGGTTTTATTATTTTAATATTCCAAACCTAAATACTGATTTGATGAATTGGCATTGTAGTTTTACTACGGACACTGGAGGAATGATGTGCAATTGGTTAAAAACAGTAGTATCTGAAATACCAGATGTTTCAAAAATGAAATCTATGAACAGTGTCGATGAACAAATAATATGCGATAATATACTGTTTTGTCAATATTTATGTTCATTAGAGTGGAACGAAGCACAATTGCCCGACAACTTAAAAAAGAATGTAAAACTATTAGAGTTTTTTAGAAACGACGACAGGAATGTAAACGGTCAGTTTCATTGTGAAATATATCATGGTAAATTTTTACATTATCGCGGCGGAGGTAATTGGGAGAAAACGGATTATGATAAGCATGTTTCCAGAAGCGATGAGCTGAAGAAATGTATTTTGAATGAATAAGAGAAAAAGATTTTAATTATAAACATTTATTTTTTTAATAAATTCTTTATAAATACATTTTAAAAATATATGATTACTAATATAAAATGAGCGACAAAAACGATGCATTCAATCATGTATCCTGGAAAATAATAGATAGATATTTTAAAGATAATCCAAGCAATTTAGTAGCACATCACCTAGACTCTTACAACAATTTTTTTGATAAGGATATCAACCGCATATTTCTGGAAAATAATCCTATACGATTCATAGAACGCGAAGATGAAAGCAAATCCGAAAAGCGTAACGAATGTTTGCTTTATTTAGGAGGCAAAGCCGGAGATAAAATATATTTTGGAAAACCAATTATCTATGATGATAATTACACCCATTTTATGTATCCAAACGATGCGCGATTAAGAAATATGACTTATGGAACTACCATTCATTATGACGTCGACGTTGACTTTATTTATTATGATAAAGAAGGCACTAAAATGGAACATAGCATGACATTAGACAAAATATTATTAGGTAGATTCCCTATCATGTTACAGTCTAAATTATGTATTTTAAATACATTATCAAAAAACGTGAGATTTAATATGGGGGAGTGTCGCAATGATTATGGCGGTTATTTTATAATTGATGGCAAAGAAAAGGTCATCGTTTCGCAAGAAAAATTCGCCGACAATATGTTGTATATAAAAGAAAATAAGAAGGACAATTTATATAGCTTTTCCGCCGAAATACGATCCGTGTCGGAGGATACCTCAAAACCTACCAGAGTGGTCGCGGTGAAAATATTAAGCCCTACTACGGTTTTATCCAATAATCAATTACTAGTATCGGTGCCCAATGTAAGAAAACCGGTGCCGTTATTTATATTAATGCGCGCATTAGGCGTGATATCCGATAAAGATATAATAAAGTGTTGTTTATTAAATATTGAAAAAAATAAAAACTATATTGATTTGTTTATACCATCGGTTCACGACGCAAATAAAATTTTTACTCAAGTTACCGCGCTGGAATATATCGCCTCATTCACGAAACGCGGAACCATATCAAGTGTGATGGAAATATTAACTGATTATTTCTTGCCTCACGTAGGCGAATTGAACTTTTTGAATAAGGCATATTACGTCGGATATATGGTTTTTAAGTTATTGCAAGTATTTACCAAGGAAAAAAAGCCGACCGACCGTGATAATTTTAAATTCAAGCGTATTGAACTTACCGGAACCTTGATATATGATTTGTTTCGAGAATATTATTTAATTCAGAAGAAAGATATTTCGCGAAAAATCGATGAGGAATACTATTATCATAAGGGCGAATATGTTGACGACGATACCCTTACTGCAGTCGAAAAAAAGCAACAGAAAAACAAACCCAAAGAGAGCGACAAATATAAAGACAATTTCATCTCTTTAATTTCTGCCAATTTCAAGGAGTTTTTCAAGGAGAGAGTGGTAGAGACTGGATTTAAAAAAGGATTCAAGGGAAATTGGGGCGCACAGGCGTATACGAAAAAAATAGGAATTGTTCAAGATCTCAATCGTTTGAGTTGGAACACCTATATATCACATCTAAGAAAGTTAAACTTACCTTTAGACCCTACGGCAAAAGTGGTGGGTCCACGATTATTGAATAGTTCACAATGGGGAATAATCGATCCACTGGATACGCCCGATGGTGGGAATATTGGATTACATAAACATTTGTCTATAACCGCATATATTACCAGTAGTTCTTCGGCGATAAATATGTTTAATTGGTTACGTATTAATATACCATTAAAAGAAACACTAGAATGTTCAAATGAACAATTATTCGATAGTACCAAAGTGATAATCAATGGCAATTGGGTGGGTGTAGTAGACGACCCGATAGAGATATCGAATCGCTTAAAGTTATATCGTAGAAACGGAGTATTATCCCTATATCATAGTATTTCGTTTGATTACGAGAACAACGAAATCTATATTTATACTGATGCGGGACGGCTTACTAGACCTATTTATTATATTGAACATAAAAAAATCAGTTTCAATAGAAAAGAGGTTATCGACCTGATAAATAATGGCGAAATTACATGGCAACAAATAACGTGTGGATTCAAAGCGAAACTCGACGTAAATTTTAATACTAAACAAAACAAAATATACAATACATATGAACTATATCCCGATATTAGTAAAGAGGCAGATGCGCAATACAATGTATTGCAAAGTCATAAATCTATAGTCGATTATATCGATTGCGCCGAAGAAGAAAACACGTTAATTGCGATTAATGTCGACGATTTACCAAAATCAAAGTATTATACACATATTGAAATAGATCCTTCTCTCTTATTGGGAGTAATGGGTAATCAAATTATTTATCCAGAAAATAATCCATTTCCCCGAAACTCCTTTTCGTGTGGCCAAAGTCGGCAGGCGGTTTCCGTTTATCATACTAATTATCAAACGCGTATCGACAAAACGGCGGTCATTTTAAATTACGGACAAATCCCGCTCATAAAATCGCGTTATTTAGAATATATAAATAATGAAGAACAGCCGTACGGGGTTAATGCTATAGTAGCCATTATGGCTTATACTGGATACAACGTGGAAGACGCAATATTAATCAATAAGGGTGCCATTGACCGGGGCATGTTCAGAACCACGTATTTTTCAATGTATGAATCGCGGGAAGAAAGCTCCAAAGTGGCCGGAATGGTAAATTCGCGTTTTGCGAACATAGAGAAAAATAATGTCATCAATAAGAGACGAGGATATGATTATAGTTATTTGGACGATCACGGTATGATAAAAGAAAATACTCCTCTTAATGATAAAATTATATTGATTGGTAAAATGAATACAAATCTCGAAAATAAAGATGTTTCAATAGACGATTCCGTGAAACCGAAAAAGGGACAACTAGGATTTGTCGACAAATCGTTTATAACCGATGGCGAAGAAGGATTTAATATTGCAAAAGTCCGTGTACGCGAAGAGAGAATACCCGCGATAGGTGATAAGATGGCTAGTCGCGCGGGACAAAAAGGAACTCTTGGGCTTATTATTAATGAAGAAGATATGCCGTTCACTAGCGACGGAATTAGACCAGATCTTATTATAAATCCGCACGCATTGCCGTCTCGAATGACTATTGGCCAAGTCGTGGAAAGTTTGTTTGGAAAATTATGTACGAGTGTTGGCGCATTCGGTGACTGTACTGCATTTCAAGTAAAGGGGTCTAATTATTCCACCTATGCGCCCTTACTGGTGAAAGAGGGGTTTAGCTATACGGGGAATCAACTTTTATATAATGGAATGACTGGACAACAGTTGGCGAGTGATATATATATTGGTCCCACTTATTATATGCGTTTGAAGCATATGGTAAAAGATAAAATTAATTATCGTGCGCGAGGACCTAATAATAACTTGACTAAACAACCCGTGAGTGGCAGAGCAAACGATGGTGGTCTTCGTATTGGAGAGATGGAACGGGATGGTGTTTTAGCACACGGAATGTCGCGATTTTTGAACGAATCCTTTCTGGAAAGGGCGGATGAATATTACTTTGCCGTATGCAATACGACGGGTAGTATCGCAGTTTATAATGAAAGCAGGAATCTATTTTTGAGTCCATTAGCAGACGGACCTCTTAAATTTCATACTACTCCGGACGGCAATATGAATATAAAAAATATAACCAAATTCGGACGTTCTTTTTCGGTTTTAAGGGTCCCCTACTCTTTCAAATTGCTAATCCAAGAGTTAAATATAATGAATATTCAGATGCGCATAATCACGGAGGAAAACATAGATCAGTTTGTGAGCATGGGATATTCAGAAAATATTATACAATTGACAAACACGCTCGATGTCAATAATGATGGCAATAAAAACGGACTGTTAAGTAGAGCCGTGAGAAACTATAGGAAAAATAGTTTGCTCGAAAAGGGAGCCACGAACAAACCGGTCGAATTGCCGAACGAAAAGATTGAATTACCAGAACATTTGAAAGAAAACAAGATGGCAGAAGCATTAAAAATAACAAACGAACAAAAACAATACAAGTTGGCGGCAGATGAAATTCCCGAAATGATTGATTTAACAAAGGAAATGATGGCAGATCCGACAAAAGCATTTTATACTCAGCAAGTTATGCCGGATGGTAGGGTTATATTTAGAAATAAATATGTAGGTCCTTATTCAATTATTACCTCTTTGAGCAAAGAGGATCAACTATATTTAATTCAACAACCTTTGCAAATACAATACAAAATATTGGATGAAATCTACAAAAAATATGGAAATACTGTTTTGGAACAAAAGGAATTATTCGATAAAGGGGTAACCAAAACACCCTTTTTGAATAATGTTGAAACGGATACTAATTCTAGTCCGGGCTATGATCCCAATTCACCTGCGTATGATCCCAATTCACCCGCATATGACCCGAATTCGCCAGCGTATAATCCGAATTCGCCCGCGTATAATCCGAATTCACCGGCGTATGATCCAAATGCGAATAGTAGTCCCAAATATTCGCCTACTTCTCCTGCATATGATCCAAATGCGAATAGTAGTCCCAAATATTCGCCTACTTCGCCGGCGTATGATCCGAACGCGAATGCGAGTCCCAAATATTCGCCTACTTCGCCGGCATATGATCTAAGTCCAAGCGGCGAATCAAAAGAATTCAAAATAAATATTACACCCCCCTCTAAAAAAGAAACCATTTTAGATGTACCAGAAGCAGACTTACAAAAAGAAACAGAAAACAAGGATACAGAATCCGAAACAGCAATAACGAGCAACAATAGTAAACAGATTGTCATAGGAGATAATAAATCCTTTTCGTTCAGTAAATAAACACAACAATATAATAAAAAAATGAATTTAAATATATAATATTTAAAAATAATATACCAATCAAATGTCTACTCAGTCAATCAATGTGCCGGTGGCGGAAATCTTTAAATCTAGAAATGTCATTCTAAATTTAATGAAAAACCAAGGATATAAAATTAATGATTATGAAAATTTTAGCATAAACGAGATCAATATTATGAAACAAAACAATCAACTAGATATGTTACTCGAAAAAGAGAATGGTAACGGGTTACCAAACAGCAAGATTTATATTAAATATTATTTATCAAAAGCAACAATAAGACCCAGTAATATAACCGAAATGATTGACGATTTGTTTACGCTAGAAGAAATATTAACACCAAATGATACGTTGTTTATTATTGCGAAAGATGAAATTAATGAAACCCTTACAAATTATTTAAAGCATATATGGGATACGGAAAACATATTCATTGTTATCGAGAGTATGAAGCGTCTACAATTCAACCTTTTGGATCATGTATTAGTTCCGAAACATATTGTATTAAACGATCAGGAGATTGATGTTATGATGAAACGGTATAATGTTAACGACAAAAGTCAGTTACCTGAAATATCCAGGTTTGACCCGGTTTCGAAAGCCATTTTGCTACGACCTAATATGGTTTGCAAAATAATTAGACCGAGCAAAACCGCAATTAAAAGTGAATATTATAGAGTATGTATTTAATTTTATAAATTATTATAAAAATATAACAATAATTTATAATAATAAATGTCTTCCCCGAGCTCATTTATTCAACATAAAATGAACGAATACGATAATATAGATGAAAAACCAAATATTTTTTCTGATAAAATAACTAAACAATATCCGCCGCCTACCGAATTTTCGCAAAAACTAATGGAACTTGCTCAAAAACTACCACACGTTTACGAAAGTTTCGAGAAAAGTTTTGTTTTACACCATAAAAATCCAAATGACAACGAGTATAAACAAATTTACGAAGGCGACAAACGTAATCTAGAAGGAATTATAAATGATGGTTTTTTGTTGGAAAACGACGTGACAAATAATATCCGCCATTTAAACGTCAATTTAGAAAAGATTTATGCGGAAATTGAAATACTTAAAAAGGAAAACAAACGTCTAAAAAGAAAAGCCATGTTATTTAATAATAGCGCGAATACAAGCGACGAAATGTTTGATAATTATAAAGAATTCTATGAAATTCAATATTTAAGGAACTGGGCGGTTGTTTTAGCAATTATCATCGTAATCGTTACAATATCAAAAGTATTCAAATCCAAACAATTTAAAGTTTAGTTTATATTTAAATACATTACAATGTTTTTAAATCGCATGCTGGATATGCGCAATAGGAACAGCCCATTTGCGGCCCTTCAGATTTCTCCCTCATTAATAGAAAATGTGATTAAAAAAACGTGTGTATTAAAACCAGCCCCACACCTTTTTTTTAATAAAGATAATTATACTTTTCCTAGTAAGAATAATACGGAAAACAATAATCCAGGAGATAAGATACCTTATTATTTGGTAGTGACCGTAGTATTTGTGGTATCTGGTTATGCCTTTTATTATTTTTTTAAAAAAAAATAAAATAAAAATAAAATAAAAATACAAATAAAGTATATAAATGTCAAACAAGCCTATTTTAGAATTGGAAACGCTCAATAAAGAATATGACGTCACGTTAACTCGATACAATAAGGCGATGCGTGATTACATACAGATGACACAAGCGGCAAATGAATCTACCACAACGCAGTGTGCGGCGAATTATGGTACCACTGACCCGTGTTGTGGAAATGAAGGTCGCCCGAGTGTGGCCCCGCAATATGTTTGTCAATCTGGTACACCAGTTTGTAAAGGGTACGTTTACGGTTCGCAATGGGGAACCTGTGGGGTAAATACGACCAAAGAAAAACGTTTATTAAAATTAATAGGACAATTGAACGATAAATTAACGGAAATAGCAAATGAAGTAGACGATATGGAAGCTGATTTACAACCAGAAATGAACAAAGATTTACTAAAGTCCAAAAAACAAACAAAAACACTGAATGCTAATCTTAAGGAATTAAATGTTGAAAAAATAAAAATAAAACGCGAATTGGATAAATTAAACGAATTGGATGCGGAGAATAATCAAGGCGGGTTGATCGTAACCTCTAATTATTGGACGTATATTACATTGATAATTATCATGCTCATTTGTATTTTAGGAATAGTGGCACTAGGGGCTTTTTCAAATAAAACAGGTACCCAAGCGGGAGGGAAATTTTTAAAAAGAACGCGGTAAAATAGTTTTCTGTTTGAAATATATAAATGAATAGTGCAGAACAATTGGAACAACAAGAATATCAAATTCGAAAAATAGCAAAAGAACAAATGTTTTTAAATGAGGCGATAGAGGATACTAGTCTAGAGGTCAGCATGTACTATTATAATTTTATTATATTGTTGATTGTTTGTCTTTTTTTAATTGTCTTGACTATCAAAGTATCGCTTAGTGTGAATGGCCAACGAGGCGGAGGAGAGAGAAACTATAATGGGTATTTATTTTTATTATCTGTTTTGATTTTAATTCTAATAATACCATATTTTTTTAAATAGTTCATTAAAATTATATTTTGTAAATGTTTATATTAATATAATATATTATACCATGTTGTCAAATGATAATAATACTAACAATTCAATTCAAACTACTTTTCATAAACACGAAAAAACAAACGACAATACTGTAAGTTTGACACAAGGAGACAGATTTATAAATTATCAAAATAAAATTAAAAAACAAACAATGGGTTCTAACAAAGGTTCACTGTTTAGTAAGAAAGAAGGATTTTCGATGAACCTTAAGGACGATACAGATGCCGCATTAACCCAAACCAATTTTACACCAGACGACAATTCGACATTAAGAGATTTAAAAGCACAATATGCTTCTACGCTCAAGACCTACAAAAAACTACAGTCGCAAATGAAAAAGGAAACAAACCAGTTTATTGGAAGGAGTGATCCCACTAAAAATAAATTTTTAGGCAAAAACATCAGATTTCGAGAAGGTCCGGTATGTTATGTAACCAAGCAAGGTATAGCAAGATACTATACTGATAATAATGTGGCTGACAACACCGCCGGCAAATATGGCTGCCCAGCAATAGCAGATGCTATCCCCGTAGATATACCTTGGAAAAATGAATATGGATCGCCGGGTGCAACTATTCCGACTCGTCCCCCATTAATTAGCGGCCCGCCAATGGTATATCGTCAAGCGTGTGGAAACGAAGGGTCAAATATATATGTAAATAAATCCATTTCAACCGAACCAACCTACATAGGACCGTTTGTTAACAATGAAAATTCCGGAATTACTTATTTGGGAGCGGAACCTCCCGCAAGTATAACGGTTCAAAATCCCAATTTTAGTTCCCCTGCTTTAAAAAATAATACTTATCAGTATTATAATGATAGTTCGTCTGTTCCGGGATGGACTTTTAGTGCTCCATACGGTAGTGGCACTATCCTTTTAAATAATTCAAGTGCATGGGGTTATCCGATGCCATACCCAGGTGGCACCCAATGCGCATGTTTACAATCAATTAGTTCTATATCTCAAACATTTACTAATCTTGAACCAGGCACATATGGACTAAGTTTTCAGGTATGTGGAAGACCGGGTTATAGTGGTTCAAATCCGATCAATCTGAATTTAAATGGTGTAACTTTTTATACGGTTAACATTGGAAACACTTTTACGTGGACGCCCATGTCAGTCAACTTCACCGTAAGCCAGCAAGGTACAAACACATTATCATTTGAGGGACAATCGACCGAACCCGGTGGGGTCCAATCTAGCGCAATCACGGCAATATCACTTATCTTTGGGGCTGGCGGAAGCGACCCTCCATGGGATACCTTCGATATGTGTAAAACGAAAGCAATCACGCAGGGATATCAATATTTCGGATTAACGGATTCTAGCGGAGATAGGGGATATTGTGTAGGTACCAAAGATTATGTCGCGGCGACCTCAACGGGAACTAGTTATAAGCAAGCCTCCGGCACCGCATTATGGTCAAGCGCTACTACTAATGGATCATATGCTAAATTAACGAGCCTAGGAACATTACAAGTATATAATTCCTCAAATCAATCTGTTTTTTCCACGCCCGCATCTACTAGTCCAGGGAGTGATAGTTTCTGGGGGTGTTACCAAGACGCCGCTTCCACCGGTGCCCCCCGGTCTATTCCTACTTGGTCAGGAGAACAAATCGGTAATACATCCCTTAACGATTGTAGGGGTCTTGCAAATCAATCTGCCAATTCCATTTATGCGGTCCAAGCTTCATATGAAGACAATGGATATTGTTTTACAAATAATTCTAATCCCACTGATTTTTTAAGTTCATTTAACGCGGGCCCTGCAACCAATTGTACAAAGGATTCATCTGGTAAAGTAATTGGTCAAGGATGGTCAAACGCAGTTTACGGAACCCAGCCTGGATTTGGATGTATTCTTGTATTACAAGATGATGGAAATATGTGTATATATAGAGGCCAGAATCTATTATATTATTTGGACCAAAACAGGTTATGGTCTTCTAATACAAACAGTGATTCATTGGAGTCAAATCCAAATTGGATCTCGGCCGATGGCAAATACGGGACATATTGGGTATATAATGGATTTGACGGTTCGATTGGATCCGACGATGGGTGCGTATTATACCCTGGTGAATCTATATTTAGCTCAAATGGAAAGTTACAGCTTATTATGCAGTCCGATGGTAATCTAGTATTATATACGTCTACTGTGGAACCAAATGAAAGATCAGATACTAAAGGAAATAAAATAAGCGATCAAGGTGGATACGCACTATATGGTTTTGACGACAATCCAAACACGGGATATAATGGAATATTAGGTTATGTAGATGGAGCTGGAACTTTACATAAATATACCGATGGATCGAAATTAGTTGATGATAGTTATACCAAATATTCTTCATTACAAAACCCCTGGTATCTATACACTATTAATGGCGAACAGTACAGTCAAAAGAGTTTAGCAGATTGTAAAAAAACCTGTACCGATGACACGGGGTGTGGTGGTATAACATATGACACGCAAAGCGGAACCTGTTATTATACTGAAAGCAATGTTTATTTATATGATACTTACGAAAATGAATACTACGATACATATTTGAAAAACATGGCTCCCAAAAATCCTATTTATACCAACCAAACCAATAATATAAGTGGGGCTAAGTATGGTAGATACACCATTGGCGATGATATGCCAAATGGCGGCGATTTTAATCTACAAACGGCTACGGCGGTAACCGCCGGACTACTTTCACAAACGGAAGACCAATTAAATCAACTCGCGTCGGAGATTTCGAAATATAACGCAGAATTCGCGGAATACAACTACAAAATATTGAATCAATCTAAAGAAAATATAAAGGGAACCAAAAAATATTTAACCGACTATGAGGTGACGTCTGACCAAATTAAACAAGCAAAGAAACAGGGAAGTAATATAGACGCGATACTTGACGATAGTAATGTTGTGGTGCTACAGGAAAATTATAATTATGCACTGTGCTCGATATTAGCAGTTGGCACTGTTATTATATCAATGGTTTTAATCAAAAAATAATTGTGACAAAAATTGTCTTCATATATTTTGTAAATGTTTATATTAATATAATATATTATAATATGTTGTCAAATAATACTAACAATTCAATTCAAACTACTTTTCATAATTACAAATTGCATAAACACGAAAAAACAAACGACAATACTGTAAGTTTGACGCAAGGAGACCGATTTATAAATTATCAAAATAAGATTAAAAAACAAACAGTAGGTTCGAATAAAGGCAAAGGCGGGCTATTTAGTAAGAAAGAAGGATTTTCGATGAACCTTAAGGACGATACCGACGCCGCATTAACCCAAACCAATTTTACACCAGACGACAATTCGACGTTACGAGATCTAAAAGCAGAATATGCTTCCACGCTCAAAGATTACAAAAAACTACAGGCACAAATGAAAAAGGAAACAAACCAGTTTATTGGAAGGTCTGATCCCACTAAAAATAAATTTTTAGGCAAAAATATAAGGTTTCGAAGTGGGGCAATATGTTATGTAACCATGCAAGGTGTAGCAAGATACTATACTGATAGTAACACGGCCGACAACACCGCCGGCAAAAATGGCTGCCCAGCAATAGCAGATGCTATCCCCGTGAATGTACCATGGAAAAATGAATATGGATCGCCTGGCGCAGCTATTCCTACTCGTCCTCCATTAATTAGTGGTCCACCAATGACAATGGAACAGGCGTGTGGCAATGAAGGCTCAAATGTATATGTAAATAAATCTATTTCAACCGAACCATCCTATATAGGCCCCTATATTAATAATGAAAATTCCGGAATTACGTATTTAGGAGCGGAACCTCCCGCAAGTATAACGGTTCAAAATCCCAATTTTAGTTTACCTGCTTTAAAAAATAATACCTATCAAGGATATAATGATAGTTCGTCTGTTCCGGGGTGGACCTTTAATGCTGCTATTGTAAATAATGCGAGTGTGTGGAATTATCCAATGCCATATCCAGGTGGTAGTCAATGTGCTTCTTTACAAAACACCGCGTTTATGTCCCAAACATTTACTAATCTTGAACCAGGTACATATGGACTAAGTTTCTATGTGTGTGGAAGACCGGGTTATAGTGGTTCAAATCCAATCAATCTGAATTTAAATGGTACAACTTTTTATAATCTTGATATTGGAAACACTTTTACGTGGACGCCCATGACAGTCAACTTTACCGTAAGCCAGGAAGGTGCTAATACAATAGGATTTCAGGGACAATCGACCTCGGGCGACCACTCGACCGCATTCACCAAAATATCACTTATCTTTGGGGCTGGCGGAAGTGACCCTCCATGGGATACATTTGATATGTGTAAAACGAAGGCAATCACCCAGGGATATCAATATTTCGGATTAACGGATTCTAGCGGAGATAGGGGATATTGTGTAGGCACCAAAGATTATGTCGCAGCGACCTCAACGGGAACTAGTTATAAGCAAGCCTCAGGTACCGCATTATGGTCGAGCGCTACTAATAATGGTGCATATGCTAAATTAACGAGCTTAGGAACATTACAAGTATTTGATTCGAATAATCAATCTGTTTTTTCCACGCCCGCATCTACTAGTCCAGGGAGTGATAGTTTCTGGGGGTGTTATACAGATTTAGCTTACACAGGGGCAGCCCGGTCAGTCCCTGATTTTGTACAAGGAGGCGACACAAACCTTAACGATTGTAGAGGTCTTGCAAATCAGTCGGGCAATTCCATTTATGCGGTCCAATACGCAATTAATAACAACGGAGACAACGGCCAGTGTTTTATAAACAATTCAAATCCTACCGATTTTTTAAGTTCATTTAATGCCGGAGTAGCTTATAATTGTACAAAGGATTCATCTGGCAGAATAATTGGACAAGGATGGTCAAATGCAGTTTACGGAACTCAGCCTGGATTTGGGTGCTTTCTTATATTACAAGATGACGGAAATATGGTTATATATAGAGGTCAATCTCCGTCACTCAATCAAGGGGCAATATGGGCCTCTAATACAAACAGCGATTCATTACAGTCAAATCCAAATTGGGTCTCAGCTGATGCTAAATACGGTACATATTGGGCTTACAATGGGTTTGATGGTTCGACAGGATCAGACGACGGATGCGTATTATACCCCGGCGAATCTATATTCAGCGAAACGGGTAAATTACAACTTATTATGCAGTCCGATGGTAACCTAGTATTATATACATCTACTGTGGAACCAAATGAAAGATCAGATACTAAAGGAAATAAAATAAGCGATCAAGGTGGATACGCGCTATATGGATTTGATGATAATCCAAACACGGGATACAACGGAACATTAGGTTATATAGACGGAGCGGGAACTTTTCACAAATATACTGATGGCGCAGAATTGATAGACGATAGTTATACTAAATATTCCTCGTTGCAACAAATGGGGTATCAGTACTCTATTGACGGCGAACAGTATTCATATAAGAGTTTAGCGGATTGTAAAAAAACGTGTACTGCGGACGCTGGGTGCGGTGGTATAACATATTATGCACCCGGTGGAACCTGTTATTATAATGATAGTGACGTTTCTTTGTATGCCACCGGCGCAAATCAATACTTTGACACATATATGAAAAACAAAAAACCAGCAAATCCTATTTATACCAACCAAATCAACAATATAAGCGGGGCTATGCATGACAGATACGCAATGGGGGAGGATATGCCGAATGGCGGCGATTACAATCTACAAACGGCCACGGCGGTAACCGCCGGACTATTGTCGCAGACGGAAGACAAATTAAACCAACTCGCTTCGGAGATTTCGAAATACAACGCAGAATTCGCGGAATACAACTACAAAATATTGAATCAATCTAAAGAAAATATAAAGGGAACCAAAAAATATTTAACTGATTATGAGGTGACGACTAACAAAATTAAACGAGTGAAGAAACAGGGAAGTAATATAGACGCGATACTTGACGACAGTAACATTGTGGTGCTACAGGAAAATTATAATTATGCAATGTGGTCGATATTAGCGGTTGGTACGGTTATTGTATCAATGGTTTTAATAAAAAAATAATTGTCATAATTGTTGCATAAAATTTTATAAATTATCTTCATATATTTTATAAAATGTCCGAAAGTCAAAATTCACAACAAATTATGAATGATATCCAATCTTTACAAAAAATGGAACAACAAATGTTTAGCAGTTTGGAAAGCAACCCTAATTTGTCCCAGTCGCAGAAAACAGATCTTTCCGATAAAATAAATAAAATTTCTAGCATAAGAGATAATTTATATAAAAACATTGGCGGAATGAATCTTTTTTTTCAAAAAAGCTTTGAGAGTTCTCGTGGCACTTTAAGTGAACAATTAAATGCCGTGGGCATAATTGAAGATCAGTTAAAAAAAGCAAGAACTCGATTAAAGGTAATGGAGGCAGAAAAAATGAACAAAGTGAGGTTGGTTGAAATAAACGATTATTTTGGTTCTAAATATGAAGAGCACGCATTGTTGATGAAAATTATTATACTCACCTTGATACCCGTCATAATATTAATTTTGCTTTTTAACAAGCAAATCATTTCTTCTCGAGTATTTTATGTTTTACTTGTTATTGTAGCAATAATAGGGGGGGTTTTTATGGGCTATCGATTTTTTTCCATTATAAGGAGAGATAATATGGAATATCAAACGTATGATTGGTACTTTGATGCTAGCGCGGCTCCACAACCAGGCGACGTTAGCAACAGTGATCCTTGGCTTACACTTCCCGGAGGATGCGTGGAGTCCGCTTGTTGTAGTGATAATATGACATATGATGCTTCTCTTAATATATGTGTGGCGGATACTACTGAATCATTTATTACCGAATCTATGATAGAAAACATGATTTCCAGTTCTACTAATCAAAATAAATATAAACAAGGAAACAATAGCAATTTTTTGCCAAAGGTATCGGATAGTTTTATTGATTACAAAATGTAAAGTATTATCATAAAAATATATTTAGTTATATAAATGGGAACTCCGTATGATAATAAAAAGGCACCCACCCAAGTAGACCATTTTAATAAACTAATAGATCAAGCAAACGAGAGAAATTCGTGTGACGAGCAATGTCAGTACCTAAAAAAAAGTACAGAACTGAAAGAAAAATATATGCAGTCGATTCAAAATAAAAAAACGTCCTCCCATCAAATTGAAGAAGCACAACAAAACTATATTGTTTTTACAAAAGGACGCCCAGTTTATGATGAAGTATTGGACGACGAATTGACGAAAAAGGCGCAGGAAATTGGAAAACATATTGAAACCTCATTTGGTAAAGAAACCAAAAAAATAATCGCAGATATTCATAGTTATAATGTACTTTTATTGAATCATAAAAATTTGATTGATTTGTACAAAAAATATAAGGCGGAAAATCTGTTGCTTAAAAAAAAAATAAAAGACGAGGGGAATGATATTTTAACAAATGAGAGAAAAACGTTTTATGAAAATCAAGGGCAGACCACGCTCAATACCGTTTTTTACGTGTTGACCGTTTTATATATTATATGTCTCGTTGCGTTTCTTATTTTCGTCTTTGCATTTCCGTCTGATCTGAAATTAATGTCAAAGCTCGGTATTTTTGTCGGATTAATAGTATTGTATTTTTTGTCCCCTTATATTCTCTCTTTTATTGTTTCGGTTGCTTATTTCATATATAATGCTCTACCCAAAAATGTTCATTTGTCGGTTTAGCAGGTTATTTTATATAGTAAAGAATTATTCATTACGATATAAAAATGTTTAGACCATTTGCATGAAAAAGTTTTTACTGGGTGTTTCCGTTAAAATGCCATTTGCCCATACACCAAACCGTCTATCGTCGTCACCGTCATTTTCTAGAGTGAAATGATACCACGTATATATGTAGTGGTTTTCTAGTTGCAAAAAATCAGGGGAAACAGAGGATAATAACAAGTATTTGTCATCGATTTTCGGAGTATTGCCACCAAACATTTGGTCGTTTATTTCTTTTAATTCGCCCAAGTCGTCCACTAATATAGAGTGACCACCGGTGACAATTAAATCTTTGGTCAGTCCATTGCTCTCTGTTTTTTTCATTTTAAACATACAGGCGTGCCATTTGCTTGGTGTATTTACCATATTTTTGTGTAAGATGATATCAATCTTTCGGTATCCGTGGTTAAACGATTTTACTAGATCGCCTTTTTTTAGATTTTCGATAAGAACGTATTCTTCTTCTGCCGTTTCTTTGTTTAGACACAGAATTTCGGTTCCTTTGTTGAAACACAAGACGGGAGTTGCTGAAACTGGATCAGAGGCGGGCCCAGTGCCGAACGCGTTAGTTGCTTTCAAACGAAAAGAGTATGTTTGATCATTGTTTAAACCTGAAATAATTATCGAGGAAGCAGTGTGAACCGAATCAGAATCAGTAAAGTTGACTCCGTCGGTAGAATACAATATATTAGTGATAGGGCTGCCGCCGTCATCTACTGTAAAGCTTACAGAAACTTCAGCGTTTCCGGCGGTCGCAACTAGATTGGTAGGAGCACCGGGCGCTGTTATTTGGGTCAAGGTTGAACCGGTTGGATATGTATTTGTCAAATTCACCGTGGTAATGATACTATCAAACCCTCCAATAACCCGTATTTCTTCGGTAGGACCGTTCTTTATTCTAATGTTATTTCCGACTCTAAATCCTTGAGCTTGGGCGTTGTCAATAGGAATAGTTGTCTGTCCGGCTGCTGCCGGTCCGGATGTTATTCCACCCGCGCGCGCCGTAGTAATAGAATTAGACGGCGCACTTGATGGACTCGGACCTACCTGGTTATTCGCAACTACAGTAAATGTATATTGCGTACCTCCCGCTAATCCGGATACAGGAACGATTATCGGATTATTCGATTGTGGTGTAAACGTTTGCGAAACACCAGCCGGGATAGACGTCACAGTATAACTGATGATAGTGCTTCCCGCTGGAGTAGTTGGACGATCAAATGAAACGTCAGCCGTTGTGCTTCCCGTCGTAATGGCTTGTACACTTGTAGGCGCAGTTGGCGTTCCTGACTCATTAATGTAAGTAATGGCATATTTACCAAGATATATGGATCCGGGACCCGCTGGAGGGTTTAAAACAGCCGGTAAATCGGTGTCTGTGGAGCTATTATAATATGTTTGGTAATATGTAACTGATCCTAAGGGGGACGAAGGTATTTCGGTATCAAACGCGTCGTCGCCTAATGTTTGGAATAGACGCGGATCTACCCATACGATAGTTGTTAAACTTGTACAACCATAGAACGCATCTTCTTCTATACTTGTTACACTCTCTGGAATACTAATGGTGGTTAATCCAGTACTTGTGAATACGCCTTCACTTATAGTTTCAAGCTGACTTGTTCCGCTAAAGGTAACTGTAGTTAAACTTGTACAACTATAGAACGCGTATATTCCTATAGTTGTTACACTCTCTGGAATACTAATGGTGGTTAATCCAGTACCTGCGAATGCGCTGTCACTTATAGTTTCAAGCTGGCTTGTTCCAGCAAAGGTAACTGTTGTTAAACTTGTACAATCACTGAACGCCTGAGATCCTATACTTGTTACACTTGCTGGAATACTAATGGTGGTTAATCCAGATTCTTGGAATGCGCTGGTTCCTATAGTTTGAAGCTGGCTTGTTCCAGCAAAGGTAACTGTTGTTAAACTTGTACACGTATCGAATGCCAGCAGCCCTATACTTGTTACACTATTTGGTATATCAATTGACGATAATGTGGATTCTGCAAACGCGTAATTGCCTATAATTGTTACGGTCGCCGGAATAGTATAAGGACCCAATTTTCCACTCGGAAATTGAATGAGCGTAGTATTAATTTGGCGATCAAACAACACTCCAGCTTCACTACTATAATTTGCGTTAAGGATATCAACCACAATCGACGTTAAGGCGCCACAATACCCGAACGCCCGTAATCCTATAGTTATTACACTTGCTGGAATACTAATGGTCGATAATCCGGATTCTCGGAACGCACTGGTTCCTATAGTTATTACACTTGCTGGAATACTAATGGTCGATAATCCGGATTCTCGGAACGCACTGGTTCCTATAGTTTCAAGCTGGCTTGTTCCAGCAAAGGTAACTGTAGTTAAACTTGTACAATCATAGAACGCACTTGATTCTATAGTTATTACACTTGCTGGAATAATAATGGTGGTTAATCCAGTACTTGTGAATACGCCTTCATTTATAGTTTCAAGCTGACTTGTTCCGCTAAAGGTAACTGTAGTTAAACTTGTACAACCATAGAACGCGTATATTCCTATAGTTATTACACTTGCTGGAATACTAATGGTGGTTAATCCAGTACCTGCGAATGCGCTGTCACTTATAGTTTCAAGCTGGCTTGTTCCAGCAAAGGTAACTTCTGCTAAACTTGTACAATTATTGAACGCCTGAGATCCTATACTTGTTACACTTGCTGGAATAGCAACTCTAAGTAAATTGTTTTTACTAAAGAATACTTGATTACCTATACTTGTGACAATATATGTATTTCCGTCAACCTCAAAATCCGCAAGAATGGTTACATTTGTAACGATGTCATTATAAGAGGTTACCGATGCGATACCACTACCAATCGTGTAGGTATACTGAAGACCGTCCTCAAACCCCGTGGCAGGATAGACAGACATTTATAATATAATAATAGAAAGTAATTATTAAAAAAAAATGTATTATTATTTTTTATCATTTTATTGTGTGGAACTATTTTATATAGTAAAGAATTATTCATTACGATATAAAAACGCAGTATATTTATTTATTTATCGACGGATCTGTCGTCCGCGTTGCTGTATAAGCCACTGGCGAACGCGCGCCCGGTATCGCATAATGAGCCACTGACGAACGCGCGCCCGGTGTTGCATAATGAGTCGCTGACGAATACGCCCTCGGTGTTGCATAATGAGTCGTTGACGAGCACGTGCACGTTGTATTAATAGGAGCTGCTGTTGATTCGGTTGTCTTACCGGTGCGGGGTTTGCCATCTTTCGAGTAACCGGCGCGGGTTTTATACCCGGGAAGTAGGATTGTTTAATTAACATATTTTTACTAGGTGTTTCTGACAAAATACCATTTGCCCACACACCGTATCTTCTATCGTTCTCACCCCCGCATTCGAGCGTGAAATGATACCAAGTATATAAATCGTTGTTTTCTAGTTTTATAAAGTCTTTGGAAACGGAAGATAACAACAGGTGTTTACCATCTATCGGCGAACCGTTACGACCTAATCTAGTGTTGTTTAGATTTTTCAATGGACCGTTGCCCAAATCATCTACTAATATTGAGTGACCACCGGTTACAATTAAATCTTTGGTTAATCCATTGGTATCAGTTTTTATCATTTTGTACATACATTCGCGCCAGTTGCCGGTATTATTTCGCATATTGTTGCTTACAACTACATCTATCTTTCGGTATCCGTGTTTATACGATTTCACTAGATCGCCCTCTTTCAGATTTTCAACGAGAACATACTCTTCTTCGCCTTTTTCTTCGTTGAAACAAAGAATTTCGGTACCTTTATTGAAACAAATAGGCGTCGAGTTAAAAATAATATTATAGTCATTGTTGTACACAGATTCCGGATCAGCCGGGTCCAATGCCGGCGGCAAATCGGATTCCTCCGCCGTGTCATTGTAGGTAACGGTCCCTTTACTAGTCGTAGTGTCTATGCCCGTATTAAACGCACCAGCGCCCAAATTGTTGAAACCTCGCGGATCAGCCCATATAAAAGATCTCAACAGGATACATCCATCGAATGCATCTACTCCTATAAATGATACACTAGATGGAAAAGTAACCGAAGGTAAGACGGTACAACCTTTGAATGCGTTGTCTCCTATATTTTCTAGAACGTTTGTTCCGCTAAGATCAAGTGATGTTAAACTGTCCGCGTTCGTAAAATTGGCAACGCTGACAACCCTAGTACCTAAAACTACTGAAACTATATCGCCAATGGTTAACCCCCCTCCTGAAGTTGGGTCGGCGTTCGCTAAGCCAACTATAGCTCCACCGTTAATGACTGCAAGATCAGTCGAATATTCATAACCAGTATTAAAAGTTACAACGGTTACTGCTCCGACGACAAAAGTATAACTATTGACTTCATAGTCAATATAAACACTGCCAGACAATTTTCCAACTAATACACCAACGGTGTATGCCCCAGGGGGCGCTGCATTTGTAAAGGTAATATCTCCGGTACCGGCATCAATGGCTATTCTACTTGGTGATGGATTCTGGTAGATAATATAAGTATAACCTGGTGTGAATTCCCCGGCGCCGGATTGTTCTGTTTGTCCAACAAGAATCTCACTTGAAGCTGGATTGTAAATAGTTGCATTGAACGATCTTAGTAACCACGGAACATTAGTCAATGTTGAATAGTCTAGCCATACCCTTGGACTAGATGCCAAAATCGTTGACCTCGCCTGTGAATCTGCCCAGGTGTTATTGTCGGCACCAATACAGTTTGAAGATGTGCATATAGTGGTGATTGCGCCAGCTCCGTATATTCCTCTGTTGGTCGTACCAGTATATGCTCCTGTAGTATAACAATTTAGTGCATTGATTTTAAGATAAGGGAAAACGGACTGGTAACCCGCGCTTTGACCGAAAATACCACCGGCACTTGCCCCGGTGATTGCCCCTGTACTGTAACAATTCTCCGCGGAAACTGTGACGGTAGCGGCGGTCGAGGTGACAGCTTGGCCAGCGACATAGCCGAAAATACCACCGGCGCCCGAACCACTGATTACCCCAGTACTATAACAATATAGTGCATATACTGCTAGGTTACCTGTAGCTTGATAACCCGCAGTTGTACCGAAAATACCACCTGCAGTTTTGCCACCGATTGCTCCTGTACTATAACAATTTGTCGCATATACTTGTGAACTACCTGAAGATTGATAACCTGCAAGACCCCCGAAAATACCACCAGTGCCGTTATTAGTGTTGTCTTGCGTAATTGCTCCAGTACTATAACAATTTTTCGCATAAATTTGACCGCCGGAAGCTTGATAACCCGTCCAACAGCCGAAAATACCACCACAAGCCGAACCACTAATGTCTCCCGTACCATAACAATTTTCTGCATAAATTTTACCACCGGAAGCTTTATAACCACACTGAGCACCGAAAATACCACCTCCATTACCAGCTGAACTACCAATTGCTGCCGTACTATAACAATTTGTCGCATAAATTTGGGCATTGCCGGAAGTGGAATAACCTGCCCGATAAGCGAAAATACCACCGGCATCTTGAGCATTAAATGCACCAGTAAAATAACAATTTTTAGCATAAATTTGAGAATTGCCGAAAGTTAAATAACCTGTTGCCCAACCAAAAATACCACCTGAATTTGCAGCATTAATTGCGCCAGTACTATAACAATTTTCCGCATAAAGTACCGCAGTACCAGATATATGAGTGCCCGCAATTTGACCAAAAATACCACCCATATATGTATATGAAGTACCGGTCACTCCAATCAGCCCAGTACTATAACAATTTATAACCGATATCGTGCCACTTGTAATATATGCGCCAAAGTATGATTGGCAGACCCAACCTTGGCCGTTTGCTAAAGTTGTGGTAGTGGTAGTCGGATCATTTGTTACTACTCCTATATTTTGAACGCTTACGTTTGTATAAGCAGGAAGTAAAGCAGTGTTTAAACTTGTCCCGTTTTGTACGAAACCCGGGTAATTCGCTACGTTGCTTATAGTTATTACATTACTTGATCCCTCAATAGTAATTTTATTGGAACCTATAATAATATATCCAACTGTGCCTCCTATGCTTGAGGTCAATGTAATATCCGTGGTCAACTCTACGGTTAATGTAGCACTAGTTGTCGAACTATTGTTTATTGTTAAAGGCCAGACTACGGCGGTCCAAGTCGAACCACCGTTTATTGCATATTCCACTGAACCAGTCACCAGTGGTTCCTGTCGTAATTCAATTGATCCGCCCGATTGAGTTATACTAGTCGCCAATGTATATTGGTAATTTTCGATTAAATCCGTGAAATAAACATTTTGTATGTCTTCATTAGTAGACTCTAATATCCAGTCACCACCATATTTCAGGTTACCGGTTGAATCATCCGACGCACCTATTGTTGCGCCAGTATGCTCTTTTAACACGTGAAAGTATGTTTTCCAGTTGTCATATTGTAACGTATTACACGCTAAAAAATCGAGGTTCCCAATTTGGAACGACTTTGATATTTCAATAATAAACGCCATATTATTGCTAAAGGTGGGGGTCCCGATTAGATCCTCATTTGTAAATAAAGGTTCGTTATCGAGGAATGATATGGGGGAACCATTATGAAATACAAACGCGACCCGGGAAATAGAGACGAATTTTTCCTCAAGTAATTGAAGCAAGGCCTCTTTACTTGAACCATTGTTATAAACAATAGGAAAGGTATCACTTTTTGCGGCGTTTATAAATGTTTCAAAATCGACGACCTTGTCGTGTATCAGTAAGACATTTTTCATAGTAGAAGTGTCTGCTTCGTTGTCGTAAATTAAATCCACCACAGAAAGCTGCTCGTTATTATCCATATATTGTGTAAATATTTTAATAGTTTGTAAAAAAATATTTATTTAAATTTTATTTATAACCGATTTGAAGCAGATGGTCTATACTTGACCCATTTGGATAAGTTGATTTTTACTTGGGGTTTCCGTTAATATGCCATTTGCCCATACACCAAACCGTCTATCATCGTCACCGTCGTTTTCTAGAGTGAAATGATACCACGTATATATGTAGTGGTTTTCTAGTTTTGAAAAATCAGGGGAAACAGAGGATAATAACAAGTATTTCCCATCGATTTTCGGAGTATTGCCACCAAACATTTGGTCGTTTATTTCTTTTAATTCGCCCAAGTCGTCCACTAAAATAGAGTGACCACCGGTGACAATTAAATCTTTGGTCAGTCCATTGCTCACTGTTTTTACCATTTTGTACATACACGCCAATGGCTTACTTGGAATATTTACCATATCTTTGTGCAAGATGATATCAATCTTTCGGTATCCGTGGTTAAACGATTTTACTAGATCGCCTTTTTTATTAAAAAAATTTTAAAAAAAATTTAGTGTTTGTTTTTTTTAATTATTTACCTTTAAATCAAATCAATCCTCCATTTCCTCCATTTCGTCAATTTCTGGCGGAATAAATTTACACCCATGCCACCCAGTCGCCTTACATTGACCAAATTTCTTGTTCATATAGTCCGTCAATTCATGCGCTCTAGGCGGCTTTCGGTTACCCTGTTCTTGCGAAAACCATATCTTGAATTGTTCCGATAGTCCGCGTTTTCCAATTTTATCGCGAGGATCTTCCGTTTTCACAATGGTTTCGCTTACAAACGCAGCAATATGATCCTGTGTCTTTCGGTATTTATTCGATGCATTCATCACATATTCACAGTCCACCACGATACCATCCGTTTCGAACGCCCGTTTTACCAACATACTCGCAAAAACCGGAGCATAACTCGGAAGTTTATCTTTTAGTCCCTTGTCCTTTTTAAAGACATATTGCGTATCGTCCGTATGTTCTTCGTCTTTATCCACAAATTTAGATACGTAATCGCATTTTCGAATTCTTCTCCATGTACCATCGTCATTCGATTCAATATCAAACAAATTATTCGTACATACCACCAAATTGAATTGCGGGTCGAATATTTCACTTTCCGAATACAATCCTCTCGCTTGAATCGGATCTCCACCAGTAAGTTCTTTCATAATACCTTCATTCAACTTGACGTTTTTACTCGGTTCTTGCATAACCGCATACCTGACACCCTTTAATTTCAATACTTCATCTGACGTTCCGCCAATAAGACCTCTTTTTTCCGTGACAAGTGTAATCGGTACCGTACCTTTATATTCTCCCAAAGTAACCGACATCAAATCCGTCAAAATCGATTTTCCATTACTTCCACTCCCATGGTACACATTGAATGTTTGATTCAAATTGGATCCGATCAAACACGACGACAAATGGTCCCACATATATTTATTCAATTCCGCAATCGGAAACAATTTTTCCATAAAATCAAGTATTTCGCTTTTAATCTTTTCCAAATCCTCGTCTTCCTTTATGCTTTCGAAAGATACGTAATTAATTCTCGTTGTTTTGGTGATATAGTCCTCTGGATATCCATCTCTAAATGTTTTGCTTTGGAAATCGACCACCCCATTCTTGAAACATAGCAAATGTTTGTTATTATCCATTTTGCTAATAAAGTCCGCATCATAAAACAATTCCATCGCTTCTCTCAATATATTATTTTTGTCATTTGTTCGTTTCAAGGTAATCATCACGTCCCCAATTACTTTCACGCGCTTCTTGATGAATTCCGCTCTTTCATCACTGGCTTCATATTCCTGCAATTCATTATATAGTTTTTCCTGTTTGTTGGAATACAAGTCATACATTTGCGTAGAAATCGCTTCTCTCAAACTAAGCCCCTTGTCTTGTTTCCATTTATGATTGATAAAGTTATACCAAACGCCCTTTTTGTCATAACTAATACAAACGTATTTGTCCTTGAACATTTGCTTTAATACCATCGCCTTATCATATTCTGTTGGACTGTTTAACGTGGATTCAATCGCCGCATCCACCGACGCATTTTTCACTCTTTCATATCCTTCAAAATTATATTGTTTGGCCCAGTACATTATCGAACGCTTTGTGACCCCTTCTTTTGTTTTATTAAAATATTTTTTCCATTGTTCGTGTAATTCTGCAATAGTATTGAAATCAAAATCCGGTGCTTTGCTGCGAAGCATTATCCAAGACAGAAACAACCGATCATCGGTTTTTTTCAAGGCAAAGGCTACACGACGGTTTTCCACGTGAGATCCCGGAGCATAAAATCGTTCCGGCAATACCTGCGTATATTCGTGCGTTTCTTTTACTTCATACTCATTATAACTTAAATTATTCAACATATTGTTTACCGCACGATCCAACATATCCCGGTTCTTAATATCTTTTATACTAATATACTCATTATCTTCTTCGCCTTCTATAATAAGGTTTAACTTTGCCTTACTAGTCGGACGTTTTGTTTTGCCGGTTTTTTTCCTTAACATATCGTTATACTCTGTCAAAACACCAGGATTCATTTCAAATTTCGGATGATTTTTATATCTAACGCTCAGATTTTTAAAATTGGTCTTCATATTGAAAGCGGAAACATTCGTTTCGTCCACCATAAATTCCCCGTCTGCACTATCATACGAAATGGTAAAGTGTTTTACAAATTCGTATGCTTCGTTTCCCGGTTTTCGCGACCCGAATAATTGCCAATTGGTTACTCCTTTCGAAATACCTTCGTCCAATACCGATTCATAATCATTCATCAAAGGTAAATCCCATATTTCCGGAAGTTTGCTTATAATTCTGTTTCGCAAAATCAATTGCATATTATGGTCGACTTGGATACCAATAATCATATGTATGCCGTCCTTTGTCAAGCTTTTATCGTCCAAACGATTGATATTTGGTTTTTCAAAAATATAAACCGGAAATGGTTTGTCCTGTTCAAAAACAAATAGTTTCTTCAATTCTTCCAAATATAAAAGCAACATGTCGATCACGTGTTCGTCACTATGTTGTCTTTTGTCCACAAAATAGTCATATCTAAAATCAAAATCTACCGCAAGCGGGCCTACATTTTCTAGTTGCTTTTCTGTTAAATATTCCTTGTTTTTGTTGACAAAGATATGTTCGTAATACAATTTATAAAACGTATCTTCTTCTTCTTCTTTTATTACATAAGACCCGCCATAAATATTAAGGGATTTGTCTGGTATTCTCGTATGTGTAGGGCTGGTCCCTTCCGCGTTTTTTGCGTTATGTTTGGCGAGGAACTCGTTTAAATCTTTGTATTTGGTGTTCATTTCATTTATCATTTATATTAATCTACTATAAATACTTCTATTTCATTTTTCTTCAATTTTAAATTTATTTTCAATTTTAAATTTATAACAATTACAAACCCATATAAAACTATAATGACAATAATAATAGTTAATACAAATGTCCATTACCATTTCAAAAGGAACCATTAAAAGATTAATAAATGACGTTAAAGGTATTAATAATAATCCGTTGACCGATAATGGGATATACTATATGCATGATGAAGAGGATATGTTAAAGGGGTATGTACTCTTTATTGCCAATAAAGATACGCCTTATTACGGGGGATATTATTTCTTTGAACTAACATTTCCGCCGAATTATCCGTATAGTCCGCCTAAGCTAACCTTTTGTACAAACGGAAACAATATTCGTTTTCATCCCAACTATTATAAATGTGGTAAAGTTTGTTTATCGCTACTAAATACATGGACGGGTGATCAATGGACTTCGTGTCAAACTATATCATCCATTTTGCTAACCATGTCTAGTCTTTTCACGAAAGATCCGCTATTACATGAACCGGGGATTAAAGAGGGACATCCGGATTTTCATAAATATAGTCAAATCATTGAATATTTTAATTTAGATATTGCAATGTGTGACATTTTGTTGAAAAAAAAGGGGGTTCACATGCCTTTTTTTGATAAATTTGTACACATTATCGAAGAACACTTTTTAACAAATTATGCAGATATTAAAAAAAACGTTGAGGATAATATGTTGGCCAAAACGGAGAATCCTATCGATATCTGCACGGGAATTTATAGAATGACCGTTACGCTTGATTATACTAAATTAATATCAAAAATGGAACAAACGCATAAAATAATAAACAATAAGAAATAAAAATGAAATAATATAAAACAAATATGTTTATATTATAAAATAAAATGCGTTTTTGTGTAAACTGCGATAACATGTATTACTTGAGAATTGACAATGACAATAAAAATAAACTGATATATTATTGCCGTAATTGCGGTAATGAAGATACAAACTATAATATGGCAGAGGACTCAGCAGTTTACAAATTACAAATAAAGGAATCTAATAAAACATATAACAATGTCATAAATAAATATACAAAATTGGACCCCACCCTCCCTAGAATAAACAATGTATTGTGTCCAAATAAAGATTGTACGACGAATACAAAGAATAGCGAAAAGGAAATCATTTACATAAGATATAATGATGTAGATATGAAATATTTATATTTATGTTCTACGTGTGATACTGTTTGGGAATCAAATGATAATTAGAATATAAATAAAAAAATGACTTTAAAATTTAATTTAAAATCATTGTATAATATTATAAAATGAGCGACTACGAAGAAAGTGTAGGTGATGACGATACCGTTTCCGTTAATGAAGAAGAATTAAATGAAAGCACATTTGTTGCTAGCAAAAAACCGTTAATAAACAAAAAAACCATTGTTCCGACCATAGATAATTATAATGACGGTGACGGAGACGGAGACGGGGATGAAGATGAAGATGAAGATATTGATGAGGAGGAGGATGATGAGGACGATGATGAGATTATAGACGACGACGAGCAAGATTATGATACTGTACCAAATGATGGATTCAAAAAAGGCGGAGCAAAGGCAGCGGGCGATGAATCGGATTATGAGGAACAACTTGATCCAGACGAGCTGGACCCAGAAAATATTACAAAAATGTCAAGCGGAACTTTTAACAAAAAATCAGCGACCGAAGCTGACGTATCAATGGACGAAGACAGCGACGACGACGAAGATGAAAATTATAATGAGAATTATTTACAAAAATTTGATAGTGAAATTGCGAAAAATTATGTAAATGAATATCACCCCGAATGTTATCACCATAATTATGATGAAATTGCAAAATCGTCTATTGTTTTGAGAAATGAACACAACATTATTATAGACCCGCTACACAAAACAATTCCCTATTTAACTAAATATGAGAAAGCGAGAGTTTTGGGACAACGTGCAAAACAAATCGAATATGGATCTAAACCATACGTAAAAGTCCCCGAAAATGTTATAGAGCCTCATATTATTGCAGAGCTTGAATTAAAGCACAAAAAACTCCCCTTTATCATTAAAAGACCGTTGCCAAATGGATCGTGTGAATACTGGAAGTTGAGTGATTTGGAAATGATTGCCTTTTAATTGATTTAATTAGTTGTTAGTTAAAATTATATTTAATAATATATTATATATATTATTATGAATTCTTCTGACGAATTGTTTTTGCAAAATTTACCGGATTTGAGTGAAAACAATGATATTCCCGCGTGTTTTGATTTAATAGAAAGTAACGTTAAACATTGTAACAAAAATTTTTTTAATCCTTTTAAATATGATAAAATTGAATTATTAGGTAGACCAACAAAAACCATTGAGGATATAGATAGTATAGAATCGTTTATTTTAATTATAGACTTTCCTTTTTGTGGTGGCGGATCAGGACATTTTTTAAATTCAATAATAGAAAAGTATAAATATAATCAACCATTTCTAATTTTAAGAAACATTGATAATGAAATACATTTATTTTTAAATAATGAATACAAACTAACTACGCAATTAAGTGAACCCGCGGCTATTGATTTTTTAAAACATAATACACATAAATTCCAAAAAATATTTGTAAACCACACGTTAGGTCATAGTGAACATTTTATAAATAGTCTTTTTACATTAGATAAAGAGGTTACAACTATAACACACGACCATTATATGTTGTTTACTAATCCTAACCCTAGCATAGAAGAGATTAAAAACAAAATTAATATACGCGAAAATAGTTTTATTAATAAATTTAACAGAATAATAACTCAAAATAAAGGCAATTTAAACATATTTAACGAATATTTAAATAACAATCAAGAAATTGTGGTTACGAATTTGCCGGATTACCAAAAATCGTTGAACAGATACGAAAACGATTCGTCTGATAAAATAGTTATAGCAGTTATTGGAGATGTTAGCCATATAAAAGGATATGATTTTGTAAATAATTTGTTTAATTATATTAATGCCAATGGGTTAAATATGGAAATAATAGTAATTGGAAATATTTATCATTGTTCAGTAAAAAATCGCAGTTACAAAAGCATCAGTGAATTCAATGAAATATTAATTGAATATAAACCACATTTAATATTAGAAGCTTCTTTGTGTCAGGAGACATATAGTTATACGGCGTCTCTTGCAATGTTAACACAGCTTCCTATTGTATCATATTACCTGGATTATAAATATGCAATAATCAACAGGCTGACCGAATATGGAAAATTATATTGTTTTCATACAATGGAAGAATGTTTAAATTTAATAAATATACATAAACAACCTTATTTTTATACAGTTGAGCCAGAAATCTATTTCAATTCGTTTTGGGATAATTATTTCTTAACAGGTAACAAAAAAATATCACTTAATAAAAATATTGTAATGATGACCTCAAAAATAATAGTTTCGGATAAACCATTTTCATATATAAACTATCGAAGTTCATACACAACTGAAGAAAGGTTTGCGCAGACATTAGAATCCATTAAGTCTACTAGACAATCAATTCCGAACAGCTTTATTGTTTTGTTTGATAATTCTGTATTCGATGACGATAAAAAGAGGATTTTGACAGAAAATGTCGACAAATTTATAAATGTTACTGATGATGTAGATCTAAATTATTATACAAATGATTGCGAATGTAAAGCATTTGCTGATATTTATCAACAGATCAAATGCTTTGATTATTTTTTAAAATATATAGATTTTTCAAGCATAGGAACTTTTTTTAAACTATCGGGTAGATATTTAATAAATGAACATTTTAATTATTCGTCATATGAAAATAATAATATAATAATGAAAAAAAATCATTTAGTTACCGATAGAGATTATTATTTCACCTGTTTTTACAAAATGGACAAAACAAATTTATTGAATTATTTCAATGAATTAAAATATATTATTAGAAATAACACAAAATATGTAACACAAGATTGTGAGGTTATAATTGGCAGTTTATTAAAACAACACGACAATTTTAAATTAACAGATCACTTAGGTATTACTCAGTCAATTTCTATCCGATCCGTTGAATACATAAATGAAAGAAATGAAAATAATATTTAAGTAAAATAACGAATTAAAGATGGACATTAATAGGTAAACTAATTTTTTATTTGGTACAAATCCTCTTTTCTCTCCAAAAAGTAATTAAATACCTCGTTGGCCAATTTTTGGGGAAATTCTTCGGTGGGTATTAAAAGACCTTTTTCGTCTTTACGAATATGTAAATCGGGTTGATAATCATTTTCGACCAAAATCTTCCATCTCTGTGAATATTGTCTGTCTTTTTTGTTTCCGTGAAAATGGTGACGAATAGTACCCGGAATATATCCAAATCGTAATCCCGCTACTTTCTGTTGAAAGTCCTCTACCGTTTTTTTATAATTTTCAGAATTTTGATCATTCAATGAAAGGTGCCCTTTGTTCAATAAAGACATTAACATAATAAAATCTCCAGAACCTAAAATAGCCATTTCATATAATCCGCCCATTTTTTCATAAGCTTTACGTGTAATTGCCCATGCATACCCGGGATGCCAATAATCATTACCCGAAGAGTGATATTTATTTCCTTTAGAGTATTGATATCCCGCACTACTTCTGATCATCATTGTTTCGCGATTATAATCCATATCTACACAATGGCCGAATAATTGAATAATATCTTTAGATCCATTTAATAATTTTAACGCATCTGTTGCCCAAGTTAGATTTTCAAATTCAACGTCCGCATCAATCCATGCAAACGCCTTAAAATTGGGAGGAAGTAAATACTTTACTCCTAAATTAATCATATTTTCTTTATGCCATAAAGGAATATCCGTTCTTAATTGTAAATGCTTTGGGTTATTTTTTTCCGTAACTCGAAATAATTGCGAACCATATGCCAACTCGACCACGTATAAAATAACGTTCTTTTCCTCATTTTCAATTCTTTTGACAAACTCTTTGAATAATATATATCTAATGGCAAACAAACAGGGATTTGACACTACTAAAATTACGTGTAGCTTATCTTCAATTGGGTCGTTGTTTTGTATGGCTAATTTAATATCATTTTGTTTATAAACAATATGATCTATTTCTATACCACTGATGACTGTCATTTTATATTTAATACATATTATTTATTTGTATAAGGCCAATTATTTACAAATACTTTTAAAAAAAAATGAACATAAATTACTACTTAAATAAAAAAGCACAAGAAAGTCTAGAGAGAATGCTTACGACACTATTATTCATTGCGATTATCATTTCAGGTAAAACGTTTACTAACGGATTCAAGAAGTTGCCATTCTTCTCGATAAAACCAAACGCACGAATGATTCCATTTTCAAAAACAAAAATAAACGAAAAGTTAGCGAATACGTGTTTTTATGAGGACGACGATGAAGAGGGCGACGAATACGAGGATGATGACGAATATGAATATGAAGATAATATTCACGAAGGAACATTCATTGTGGAAAACAGTTCAAACCTATATGATTTTGATGATTTATTATATACTCTTGTATGGTTTGACTGCGAAGATTGTAAAATATTATATATCGATGGAGGTGATTATTTCTTTGATAAAAACAATGAAACAAATACTCCGTTGTTTTATAAAAACGACGAATTAATCGCAACGGATTTATTCAGTATTTACGAAGAACTGTTTTTCAAAAATATAAATGAGTACTAAATCAAAGAGAGAAAGTTGAATTTTAAAACCTTAAACAAATAGTTTACCCTTTTTTTTTACTAAAAATCGTCCATATCTCCTCCTAATTCAAGAAACCGAATGATACGTCTAGGGTGTAGTGTATTCTTCATAAGATCTTCTAGCAAAATTCTGGTTCTTAGTTCCGACATTTTAATATAGTCTCTCTCGAATATACATGGATTTGATGATAATGCAGCAAAATTAATCTTATCTGGATGTTTCAAAAGCAAATCGAGCGCCTCTAGACTGTGATTTCCGGATAATTCATCCCAATCAATATTATTTACGTTTTCTCTTAGTAGTTTAATCGCCTCAGGGCCCGGGTTTCCCGACAACAAATACCAATGAATTCTTTCGAGATTTTCTTTAAGCATTTTTAACGCATCGGGACTCGGATTTGCCGATAATCCACACCATTTGATGTTATGTGGGTTTTCTTTAAGTAATTTAATCGCCTCAGGACATGGATTTTCGGACAATCCGTCCCAATTCACCTTATCCATGTTTTCTTTAAGCATTTTAATTGCCTCGGGACTTGGGTTTTTTGATAAGTTATACCAACAAATTTTTTCTGGATTTTCTTGAAGTAGTTTAATCGCCTCGGGACACGGATTTCCAGATAACTCGTCCCAATCGATATGTTGCGGATATTTTTCTTTAACCACCTGGATCAGTTCGGAGGACGGATTTCCGGATAACCATTTAATTTTCACTTTATTCAAATTTGCTTTTATTATATTCGCTGCCTCTGGACACGGATTTCTTGCTAACCAATACCAATAAATTTTGGCTGGGGTTCGCATAAGTATCTTTACCGCTTCTGGGTGTGGATTTATGGACAAAGCACCAATATTAATATTATCCCTGCTTATCCCATCGCGTAATTTGTACATATCGTAATTCATTATTAAAGTTTCTTTTGTATGTCTGCCATTCTTTATAAAAAAGTATTTCATTTTTTTATAAAAAAATTATATGTACGTTTTAGTTAATTAAACTAATCCAAAAAATTTTTAATTTTATCCTGACGGTTCAAGGTATTTTTAATTGAAAAAATCGTAAACATAGAAAATAAAATGATTAATAGTATATTAGTATAATTAATAGACATATATATCTAATGAATATATTTATTATCTAGTTTATTTACATATTTTTTACCTTCATTGCCACACATATCATAATAACTCCTGGCTGTAAGACAATACAAAAAATCATTCTTTTCGGGTACTAAATAATCAACATCTTTTCCTTTTTTTTTAAACAAAGAACATCTACCATATTCATTACCTGCCAAAGCATTAATACTACCATATTCATTAGCTGACACAGTATTAATAAAAAACTTACAGTTAACACAAAGTTTGGGTGTAATTTCTTTCGAAGCAAAAATGGGTATAACAGCAGAAGAAAAAAATGCAAAGCTATTTTTCATATCTTTATCGTTATGATACTATATTTAAGTCAATTTAAATGGCAAAAGGTATAACAATTAATTTAATTAATCAAATAATCATCCATATCTCCTCCCAAATCAAGAAACTTTGCAATGCGTCTAGGATGTAGTACATCCTTCAAAAAGTCTTCCAGTATAAGCATGGTTCTAAACTCAGACATTTTAATATAGTCGCGTTCAAATATGCACGGATTTGTTGACAACCAATACCAATTTATTTTGTCTGGGTACATTCTAAGCAATTTTAATGCCTCATGGCACGGATTTGCCGACAATCTCCAAAAATCAACCTTATCTATGTTTTCACTCAGCATCTCTATCGCCTCTGGATTAGTGTTTTCAGATAATCCATACCAATCAATTTTGTCGAGATTTTCTTTAATAAACTTTAATGCCGCGGGACAAGGATTTGCAGATAATCTATGCCAATCTATATAACTGGGATATTCTCTAAGAATATCTATCGCCTCTGGGCAAGTATTTTCTGCAAAATAACTCCATTTAATATTAAACGGCATTTCTCTCAACAATTTTAACGCGGCGGAACTTGGATTTCCGGACAAACTAAACCAATTTACTTTATCTATATTTTCTCTAAACAATGGTAACGCATCCGGATTTGTATTTCCCGAAAACTCAAACCATTTAATATTTTGTGGATTTTCTCTTAGCAATTGTAATGCTCTCGGACTTGGATTTGCGGATACTGTGTACCAATCGGTCTTAACAGATACATCCGGCGTCCAGGTGGATGAACTTGGACATAGCTCAAACTTATCTGGGTATTCACCAAGCAAACGCATCGCCGCCGGATTCTTATTTTTTGTCAAACCACTGAGCTTAATATTATCAATATTTACCCAGTCAACCAATTTACACATATCGTAATCCATTCTTTACGTTTTAAGTCGCTACGTTTTAAGTCACTGCGTTTATACACTTTATAAGTCTTTTCTTCGTATTCTGTCTATCGGTTAGACATTGTAAAGCAATTCAATTTTTTGTACAAAAGAATAATGTTTACGTACGTTTTTATCGATACGTTCCAAAAAGGATATCAAAAATAGGAAATAATATACAATAATTACAATTCAATAGTTTATGATGAACACTATGATGTGACCAATATAATTCTGAATGGGATAAATAAGACGACGTAATGTATAAATACAGAATGAATATTTGTTCATAAACGGATATGTTTACAAAAACAATCGGCATGCCGATCGAAACGATTGACGCCAAGTCATCTAACTCAGTTAAAAAAAAGGTATCAAATGGATATACAATGATATTTGTATGATGTTTTTTATGAACATTCGCATAATAATATTTATGAATAATTCGATGGTATGCATAATAGGTCGCCTCAATAAGAGTACAATATAAACATATTGAATAAAGCGATTCAACCCAACTATGTTGTCCATATGGAATTATGTTATCCGAAACAATATACATAAGTCCTGTGGATTGAAGTATTAATACGGGGACATTTCTAATATATTCGTCGATTCTAGATATTTTTTCTGCCTCACTAAAAGTAGGATTTATGAACGAGTAATTATTTGCATAGCATATAAAAAAAGCCGTTAGGGTAGAAAGTGAAAAGCTAGACACAATGACACCAAACGAAATCAATAGATTCATTTATAGTATCAAAGTATATTATTTAACTCGTTTTATTATTTAAAAATTGTCCATTGTTTAAAAATCGTCCATATCTCCTCCCAAGTCAAGAAACCGAATAATACGCCTAGGGTGCAGGGCATTCTTCATAAGATCTTCTAGTAAAATTCGGGTCCGCATTTCCGACATTTTAATATAGTCGCGTTCAAATATTGCCGGGTTTGAAGATAGTACATGATAATAAATCCTATCTGGGCGTTCTTTAAGGAGTTTCAACACCTCAGGATTTGAATTTTGTACCAAGTGATACCACCAAATGTTATCTCGTTGATGTAGATTCCAAATGTTATCTGGTTGACGAAATAGATTTTCTTTAATTACTTGTAACGCCTCGGGACACTGATTTGACGAGAACCAACACCAATCAATCTTATCTTTATTTCCTTTAAGCATTTCTATCGCCTCTGGATTAGGATTTTCGGATAATCTATCCCACCAAATATTATTGGGGTATTCTTTAAGTAGTTTTAAAGCTTCGGGGCAAGGATTTGCCGACAACCAACACCAATCAATCATATCTTTATTTCCTTTAAGCATTTCTATCGCTTCCGGATTTGTGTTTCTTGACAACCACCCCCAAGCAAAATTATCTAGATTATGTCGATTTTCTTTAATCAGTTTTACCGCTTCAGGAGACGGATTTCTGGCTAATTGATGCAAGTTAATCTTGTCTGGGTATTCTTTGATCAACTTTATCGCTTCAGGACACGGATTGGCCGACAACCGACACCAATTCACGTCGTGTAACTTATCCATATTTTGTCTAAGCAGTTTTATCGCATTCGGATTCGGATTTTGTAATAATTTATCCCATTTAATCATATCTTTATTTTCTTTAAGTAGTTGCAACGCCTCTGGACACGGGTTTGCCGATAACCAATCCCAATTAATATCATGCGGGCGTTTTCTAAGTATTTTAATCGCCTCTGGATTCACAATTCTTGAAAACTGTGTTACGTCAAGCTTATCGATGCTTATCCAATCGCGTAATTTGTACATATCGTAATCCATTCTTATCTTTATCTCTTCGTATTTGTATACATTTATCTTCAAAAGACCGGGCAATTCAATTTTTTTGTAAAAAAAATAATGTGTACGTTTTAGTTAATCTATTAATTAATCAAATAATCATCCATATCTCCCCCTTGTTCAAGAAACTTAATGATACGTCTAGGGTGTAGTACGTCCTTCAAAAAGTCTTCTAGTATAATCATTGTTCTTAACTCAGACATTTTAATATAGTCACGTTCAAATATGCCTGGGTTTGTTGACAACCACTCAAATACAACTTTATCTGGATATTGTAAAAGCAACTCTATCGCCTCTGGACAAGGATTTCCAGACAATCTATACCAATCAATCTTATCAAAGTGTTTTTCTTTGAGAAGCTTAATCGCCTCAGGGTTTGTATTTGACGACAACATAGAACAATGAACTTTGTCTTCGTTGTCTTTAATGAGCTTGATTGCTTCGTCGCACGGATTTTCGGATAAATACCCCCAACATATCTTGTCGAAATATTTTTCTTTAAGCATCTTAATCGCCTCGTTATTTTGATTTGCTGACAAATTCATAAAATGTATCTTTTGTGGATTTTCTTGAAGCATTTTTATCGCCTCTGGATGTTGATTTCTTGATAACAGTGGCCAATAAATTTTATCGGGATGTTCTTTAAGCATCTGTATTGCTTCATCGATTGGATTAACTGATAACCGACCCCACGTTTCTTGCCAATCCCCGACAATACCACCCGTTTTGTTAAACTGTTCTCTAAGCATTTTAATCGCCTTAGGATTCGGATTACCTGCCAGTTGACACCAAATGATGTGTTGTGGATGTTCTTTAATCATCTTAATCCCTTCAGGGCTTGGATTTAATAGAAGCCACCACCAAACGATTTCAGCAGGATGTTTTCGAAGTAATCCGATCGCTGCTGGATGCGGATTTCTTGATAAATTGGCGATATCCAGTTTATCAATATTAATCCAGTCGCCTAGTTTATACATATCGTAATCCATTGTTTATATCTTCGTTTATAAGTCTCTGCGTTTATAAGTCTCTGCGTTTATAAGTCTCTTCGTTTTCCATTGATATTTAAACGCCAGTGTAATTCATTTTTTTTTGTAAACAAATTAAATACATTATCCAATAAATACTAATGAAAATAGCATTATGTTTTATCATTAATTACGAACATATTTTAAATAAAGAAAATGTATGGCGTAAATGGATAGAAGCAAACGAAGACATAATAAATGTATATTTTTTTTACGAAACCAAAGAAAAAATAAGGTCGGATTGGATATTAAAACATACAATATCTCCAGCATTTATTTATAATACCTCGTACTTTAACGTAGTGCCTGCATATATGGGTTTAATGCGATATGCCTATATAACAGATAATACGAATCAGTGGTTTTGTTTTTTAACAGATTCGTGTTGTCCTATAATATCACCCAAAAAATTCAGATATCTATTTTTCAAATATTATAATAAAAGTATATTTAGTTGGAAATATGCATGGTGGAATGTTGTAGTACATACAAGAGCAAATTTAAGATTGTTGCCCGACAAACTTAAACTAGCAAATGATCCTTATTTTATCTTGAAGAGAGAAGATGTTTGTAAATGTTTACAATTTTTGAAATATAACATACAATTAAGTAATACTATAATTAAAGGAGGATTAGCAAACGAAAGCTTTTTTGCCATTGCGTTAAAATATTATGATACACTGGATAACTCAATATGTAAGCCCTCTCATATGGTAGATTGGTCTAGAATGACTAGTGCTACTAGTCCACATATATTTTACGAAGATACGGCTGAAAATAGATTGTTTATTGAGAACAATAAAACGAGTAAATTTAATATGTTTATAAGAAAAATCTCACCCGAATTTCCAGACGATGTATTAAACGATTATATTTATAAGTATTCTAAAAACGAAGATGATAAATTAGTTATTTATTATCCTCTTATTTACTTATATCGGAAATACAAATATTTGCTTTGGCTTTTCCTTTTTTGGGGATGTTTTATTTATCCCATGAGCGATTTTTACTATAATGTTATATATAATATATGTGTTTTTCTGAAAACGGATCATTAGCTGTCGGTCTAACTGGTTTATTGTTTAGTTTATATTTTTATCGAAAAAACGTTTATGCATCCATTGGAATCGGGTATTTTGCGCTTATGGAAATAATACAATTTTTCCAATACAAAGTAATAAACCAATGCAATAATCCGGTTAATAAGTTTTTGACAAACCTCGGATATATTCATATATGTTTCCAACCGTTGTTTTTTAATTTATGGTTGTTTGCGTTTACAAAAAAACCAAACTTTGTATTTATTTATATGTCGTTTTTCGCTGGATTATTATTGGCAAGTCGATTGTTTTTTGTTAAAGATAACGAATTATGCGATACCAATAATGAACCCTTGTGTGGAAAAAAAACCTGTGCCCTTTCCGGAACTAGACATATTGCGTGGGATATAAGATTGCGCGCTGCTGGCAAATATTGGTTTACTCCAAGTATCGGATTACACTTTTTTATGTGGGCAATACCAGTTCTAACCATTTTTCAAATGAAGCCGCTTTTGGCTATGCTTTTGACCGGACCATACCTTGGATTTTTATTAACGAGCAATAAAAACGAACAACCCGCCATATGGTGTTTTACCGGAATAGCACAGATGATAATAACATATTATTTAATAAAATAATCGAATTATTCAATTTATATCTAACAAGTTCGTTACGGTAGGGCAACTATGAGAAATGAATATTTTATTTTCCAAATATTTATTTATGTTTTTCTGATTTATCATTTCTTTTTCCATATTTGAAATGATCTCTCTTTGGTTTTTAACGAGGTCATTTAGCTGTATATTTTCCTCATAAATATTTTTTTTATTATTGTTAATATGCATTATCCAGTTTTTGTGTGCTTGTGTATTTATATGTGTTTTGAATTTTGATTTAGTATCATATATGTGGTCAGTGCGCGACCCACACCCGCACCTAATGCCGTGTCTTATATAAGCGGGACATACGTCAACGTATTCGCCATTATTATTTAAAGAGGGTACATAAAGTTCAGGTTCTAATGTTAAATCCATTTATTTATTATACGATTATCATTTTAAATATATTGTTTAAAATAATAAAAAAATACGTGTTGAAAACTTGTTTAATACTTGTTGAATGATAAAACCTGTTGAATGATAATAACTATATTTAACATTTCCATCTATTGTCACAATTCAAGCATGTTACGAATGTTGTCATAGGTTCATCCGCTGACCTAGTTTGCATTTGATAATAAGTACATTTGTTTGTCTTACATTTTCGACACTGGAATGTATCAGTGGCCGCTTCTATATTTGTTTCAAATTTAGACTTGTCCCTTTTTATTTTCATCTCTATCAACCCGGACCACCTATCCGGATTTAATTCTTGGTGCGTCATAAATGGAATTTGATGTGATTTAATACTATTATTTTGTAGTTTGTCAAGTATATCCGGCGTCAAATTTAAATAAACACTACGCAATTTATTGGTATACAAAAGGACAAACGACGTATTTTCCCATTTTTTCAATACTTTGTTTTGTGACGCTTCCTTCAATATAGAATTGAATATTGCCTTTTCTAAATTAATACTTTTTGTATGGTCGCCTATTTTCACTTCTAGTTTTTTTACAATATTTTTACGAAAAGTATCAGGATCAGTTATTTTGGTCGTTGACATATTATGTTTACAACACAGTTTATGTTTAAATCGATATCAATTTTATTTTTATTGTTGTTTAATCTTCGCTTATGTATTCTTCCTCGCTTAATTCATAATCACTCATATTATCCTCGTCGCTTTCCGTACTGTCGTCTACTACAAACCCATCCTTTAGATAACCACTCTTGGTTTTTTGCGCACCGGGAATTAGCTCTAATTCGTCTTCTTCCTCTTCATCTTCTTTTGCAGTATTGTCCAAGTCTTCAAAACCACCAAACAGCGATTCGTATATTTGTAACCAAAGATCCATTGTTAAGTCTGTATAATTATCCTCGTCTTTTGTTTTAGCGGTAATTGCACAGCTGCCAAAAAATAAGGTCGAATCAATTGGGGGAGGAAAATCATATTTATTTTCACTGTTTGCTCTACCCGACGTTTTTCCAAATACATTGATTATATATTTGTCATCATTTATTTTAACATTCCACTCTGCATAATTATTAAATCCCGCGGATGTCTTGAATCCGCATTTTTTATACAAAGCGTCTTCATCGAAATCCTTTATTTGAATTTCTTTCAATTCTCCAGTCTTCTCTACTATAATTGCTTTGATTGGAATTGTCATTTAATATTTATTAATCAATAGGTTTAAATAGTTTATAATAAGATTATTAATGAAAATATATGTGGACCATTTAAGTATGAGTAATTTAAAATTGAATAAATTGGATACATATTTAATCTCTAAAAACAAAAAATTAGAATTGTTTTCTACCGAAGGCCTTTTTGTTATAACGGACAGAAACATGTTCAAGGTAACTATTTTAGAAGAAAACAAAACCTCGTACATTAACCATTATATTGGTCATTTGAATATAATTGTTGACCATTCGCGAATTGAATTAAAAAAAATAGTTACGGTTCCGAATGAACACCTAATAGTTCAAAACATTGAATATACATATAAATTATCTAAAAATGATGACACCACGTTAGTTATTCATTTTACTCCCAAAAAAACCGTGTTTAATGTGAAAGGTGCTACTTATACCAAAGGTGCTACTCATACCAAAGGTGATACTCATACCAAAGGTGCTACCGCGACCAAAGACGATTTAGAGGTGATTGATTTTTACTTTGAAACACAAGAACAAAATGTTAACGAAGACGGTTTCAAAAATAAAATAATTAAGTTTTTATCACTGTTATCTTATATTTAACCAATATAAATATGTTAGCTTTCACCATTCAATCTATTATCATTTCCATTACTTTTATATTTTTGCTAGACTACCTGATAAATTTTTTCAAAACGACGCTCACCGTGCCCAAGCTTAAGGATTTTGTTAACAGTCCCAACAAAACATATCACGATATATATAGTATAATTAATAAACCGGATTACCCGGTAATTAATATGCCCGAACAAAATACAATATATAACGAGTCATCGTCAGATATTAATTCGTTGCCTACAAGTAAAAATATAAACATGAAGGAGGAACTAAAAAGCTTTCTTAAAAAACAACTAGTTAGTTAGTTAAATTGTTTGTGGTTTTTAATTTATTTAGTATTATTTATAAATGGAAAATCAAAAGAGTGAGAGTGTAAAAAAAGACTGTCGTGAATTTGAAAGATTATATATTAAGTGTATAGATAAAGAGCCCGCAATACTTGACGAAACATGTAGCAAACAATTTGACTATTATATTGAGTGTAATAAAACCAATGTCGTGCAACAAACCTATAAGAAATAATTTAAAGAGTATCTATAATATATATTATTATGTTTTTGAAAGATAATGAAAAACAGATGTTAATTAAGCAGTTCCCCAACCCTAAACTTTCTTATGAAACTATAATACATAAGAAGGTTTATAAATCCGATTTGATTTTTGTTGTGCCTAAAGGGAACAAATGTTTTGCATGGTTCACCTACTTTAATGATGAACCGGTTTGTTTTATATTAGAATTAAATGATCAGTTCATTATAACCAAAATATTTCCGGTAAATACTTCATTTAATACGGATCTCTCCGCCGGGACCATTTTGTTCGGAACGTTTTTTAAAAATTCAAATAATACATTTTTTACCATAGAAGATATATATTGGTACAAAGAAAAGGAACTTTTTAAAATTAGTTGGCACGAAAAAATGCTAATAATAAACGATATTATGGAAAATGATATTAAACAAATAAAATACAATTCCACCTTCTTGACGTTTGGACTGCCTATTATACATAACGATATAAACGGGTTGTTAAAAGAAATTAAAAATACGCCATATGCAATTCAATCGTTAAAGTTTGTATTATACAACAATTATAATAAATATCTCTCTCTAGAATATAAGAACATTAACAATAATAATAATAATAATAATAATATAAAACACACGCCAAACAATATTACAAATAGTAACCATTTATCAGATAATAAACGTGTCTTTAAAATCAAGGCCGAAATTCAGAATGATATTTATAGTCTATATTCACCAGAAGATGTAGGTAATCAATTAAACTTTCATAGTACGGCACTAGTGCCGAGTTATAAAACGAGTGTTATGCTTAATAATTTGTTTAGAACAATTAAAGAAAACAAAAATCTCGATGCGCTAGAAGAAAGTGATGATGAAGGCGATTTTCAAAATGTAAACGTGGACAAATTTGTAAACTTGTGCAAAGTATGCACAATGCTATGTATTTATAATAACAAATTTAAGGCATGGGTCCCGGTAAAGGTTCTAAATAGTAATTGAATAAACAGCAATCGAATAAACTATAATTTAATAAATATATTTAATATATATATATATATGTCTGCCGGGTCAGATGCCTCTAATATTGGGTATGGTAACGCGTTCCCTTTTAGCAATATCAATAAAAACTTTGTTAATGTAGACAGTAATAATAATCCTCGAGGATTCGGGTCAAACGAGATACCTGGACTACCCGGATTGTCCGGAGCAAAAAATAATGTTGACGCGGCAAAAAGCTACGTTCCTGGGATATGTTTAATTAAAGGTGGTAGCGCGGGTAAGAAATTAAAACACAAAATAAATAAAATATCTCGTAAATATAAAATGAAAAGCAAAAAACAGAGGCGCACGTTAAAAAATAGACTTAAAAGAAAATTTCGAGTGACAAAGCGAAGAGCTGGTAAGAAAAGGGGGCGTAAAACGAGAATGAGGGGAGGGTCATATACAGCACCTGTTCCGTTCTCTAATATTTCATATCCACCAGGATATCACCAGTATCAAAACAATAGTCCTATAACACCCACGTTTTCAGTCGGTTCTCATTTATCCGCAAATGAATCGGCTTTAGCAAACCCACCGCCCATCAAAGTTTTGCCCAATTGCACTAATTGCGTAGATAATTATGATCATTTTAGTGGTTCTGGATTTCCTAGCAGAGGACATTAATTTATATACCATTTTTTGTAGGCTTTCATTTTGTTTATTTTTATATTATTGCCAATGAGACAATTGAAATGAACGATAAAGCATTTGTCTTCGATTTTTGAAGAATGCGTATAATAAAACGAGCCAGTTGGGTAATGGGGTCTATTTAACAATTTAATATTGAGAATCCCGGGGACATATATTTTTCTATTAAAAAATGCTTGGTCGTGTTTATACTTTTTATAATCATATTTTTCAAAAAATGGTTTATCTATTGAAAGCGTTTTTACAGTCGGCCTCATTGAATAAAATCCCGTACAACATTTGTTTCCGTTTGATTGAATTAAACAATCGTACTCAGTATTTTCGTATTGTTTTAGAACATCATTTACAAAATTTTTAGTAATCACGATATCTACGTCCATATATATGTAACTTTTATTTGCTTTTAAAATTTGATTTCCAATAAAAAAACGCTGATGAACGACCAGTTTAAAATCCTTAGAGTCATATGAGTAAAACTGAGCAGAGACTATTTTCTTTTCGAAATGATTATCAAAATATTTTACAATATCACATTGTCCCCTCATATTTCTAACGATTGTTTTATCTAATGCAATCAAAACTATTTTTACATTATTCATTTGAGCGCTTTTCACCAAATTTCGCGTCATTTCTAAAATCCCGTTGTTTGCTACGCAGAAATTAATGTTGGCGTCCCCGTTATTCTTTAAGAAATCTTCTAGCCGTTTGTAAACAGAATACATATATTAAGACAATATATATTATATAGTTTGTCGTTTATTTTTTGAATTGTAATAAACATATTCCGTTTTTCGTGGTATCGTCCTCCTCTTCACTGTCACTGGTTATGCTCTTATCCGTAGAACTATTGCTTTTATTACTAGTATTCTTTTTGGGTTTACACTCTTTATGCGGAGGCTTCTTTACACTAGGACTAAATAAAAGGTCCCAGTTTTTAGTTTCGCTCTCATATCGGTCGCTATTCGTATAAATTATTTTATAGTTTTCTCTCCTATAAAATGTTTTCCTCTTTCTCCACTGATTTTTAAAAATATCGTGACTGTCTATTATATCTACCACAATGGGCTTACTATGACGATCTCGTAAAATTCTTCCTACGCTCTGCTCGATATCTGTTTTAGGAGTCGCCATTATTAACGTGGTCAGTGTTTTAATATCAAGTGCTTCCGCTGCCATGGCATAAGTGGCAATCACCACTTTTTTACTCTCTGATTCTTTTAGCGCTTTTTCTTTCATCCCTCCTAAATAATAACCCACGGTCGCCAAATTTCGATGTGATATCGCATCATACAAGTATTTTAGCAAGTTTTTATTATGCGCCAATATCATTATTTGTTTACAGTCGCTTTCATTCAACATATCCGTAAGAACTTTTAATATAAACTCGCTCCTACGATTATACTCGCATAACTTTGATATCATAGTACTGTACATTGGGTTTCCCCTAAAATCGTATTTTATTTCATTAAACTCCGCGTCGTTTGTCTTGTATTCTATAGATCTAACTTCCACTTTATGCTCTTCGTCTCGGTTTCCTTTGAATACCACTTTTCCCAAAAACATTTTGAATACATCGGTCGTTCCATCTTTTCTCTCCATTGTAGCAGATAGACCCAACATATATTTTGTTACTAATTTGAAGAGGGTGTTGGAAAATACCTCGCTCGATATGTGATGAACTTCGTCTATTATAGTAAATCCAAAACTATCAAATAAATGTAATGGATATTCTTTCATGGAAAGACTTTGCAACATACCAATGACAATATCTTTGCCATCTATGTCTACGATTTGTCCTTGTATCTTACCTATTTTTGCAGTCGGTAAAAATTGTTCAATTCTCTCTATCCACTGGTTCATTAAAAATTCTTTATGTACAATTATAAATGTTTTCTTTTTTAGCTTTTCAATGATATTTAGTGCAATTATCGTCTTGCCCCACGCACACGGTAGTTCTAATAATCCCCCACCTACTTCACTTTTTGATACATGTTCCAAATATGTTTTGACAACCGGCTTTTGATAATCGCGCAATTCTCCGTTAAATGCTATATTTATATTATCTCCACTACTTATCTCTACTTTACTTGGCTTGCCAAAATTTTCTATGCCATAATAATGGGGCACATAAAATTTATTATTCGATTCGCGATATGCTGGGAATGATGACTTTTGTCCCAACCCGGTGGGTCCGTTTACTTTTGGTTTTATCATTAACTCATCTCTTATGCGTTTTTCCTGTTCTATCGAAAGACTTTTTTTAGGTATTGTGTAACCTTTGTTACCTATATAAGAATTTAAACTAGTCGCCATATAAATTGTTTAGCGAATTATGTTTATATCCTTTTGTTATCTTTCTTGAACATTTTGCAAATAAAATATTTAATTATGATATATGGAACAACGAATCACATTTAAAAAAGAAAATGCGGGTCAGGTTATATTGGCGGGTTTATTTATCATTTATCTAATAATGGGTCAGGAGACGCCCGAACTGGTGTCTATTTTTATTGATAGTACAATTGGAAAAGTATTTTTATTTATCATTGTAATGTATATGTTTTTAAATTTTAATACTGTTTTAGCAATTTTGGCATTATTTGTTGTGTTTGATTTAATTAGACGTTCTTCTTTAACGCACCAAAATGCATATATGGGAAATAAGTATCAACCTTCTGAACAGACCAAATTCTCTCAATTTACGGCTCTCAATCAATTTCCATATACTTTAGAACAAGAAGTTATCAAACAAATGGTGCCGACTTATAGTCCAGGTAATTCTATATCAAAACCATCATATAGGCCTATATTAGAAGATTTGCACTATGCCACCGAGTTGAATAATCATAATTAAAACTAGGTACCCTGTTTCTTAAATACGGCTGGTAAACGGATCGGTTTATCTGTCATAAAGACATAGGCATAATTTAACATTGAAAAAAAGAATAAAAATCCTAATATACCTAGCAAAACCTCAATGGCCATTTTTCCGTTTGGATCATTCCATAATGAGTCAGAAGAATCACTGGGGTTGTCTGTTACGACCGTTGTCTGGTCGGTAGACGATCCGGTGGGTTTACAAGATATATAAATTCCTTCGTCGTTTTTTTTACCAGGCCCACTGGAATTATAATAAATACTTCCACCGGTGGCTTGTATCGAATTTGTTTTTATGATATTGTTTAATCTACTTAATACATTATCATTTAAGGGTATTGCGTCTATTACGCCAAAAACAATAAAGTTTGAACTTTGTCCATGCATATCATTTCCTGTATATGCATAAAATGGTTTCGAAGGTACTATTGAATTTATGTTGAAATCTGACATATTTATGTTGGTACTTTCTCCACCCTTCGGTGCATTTGCGGCTACATTGTTTATAACCTCGGTTATTAGTGACGTTGCAGTGTTTGAATTGCTTGACTTAATTATTGGAATACATACGATCAGTTTATCCCCCCCGGTTACACATTCGTGTTCTATCAATAATTCGGCATCTGTTGTGCTATCATTAAATTTATGTATAGATGGGGTGGCAATAAACATAAAATTAGTCGTGTATTTCTCACTATTATAAATCACTTGAGGCTTCGGGGCGTTGTCACATTTAAGCATTATAAGAGTTCCAATATTAGTTGCTACTAAATTAGTATTATTGTACTCAAATTCATATGAACATTTATTATCACATTTACCTTGAACATTTTTTGGAGATATATTAATTTCATTACTCATTAATATAACTATATAAATAAAAATATTGATTTATTTATATATAAATGAAATTAACTAAAGGAAAAATTGCAAAGTTACATAAAAAAAAACAACAATCGCTCAAAAAAAAGACCAATCTAAAGAGAAACCACGCAAATCATAATACTTTAAGAAAAAGGTCTCTTAATTTGGCAAACAAAACGTTTAAAACAAAACAAAATCTATATTCTAAACTGGGTGGAGATCCCGATCCTACTGCAGAAGAACCGGTCACTGCAGAATCTCAAACTACTACTGAATCTGAAAGTAATACAGAAGAACCGGCCACTAGTGCAGAAGAACCGAATACTACAGAAGAACCGGCTACTCCAGAAGAACCAAGTAGTGAATCTCAAACTACTACTGAATCTGAAAGTACTGCAGAAGAACCGAATACTACAGAAGAACCGAGTAGTGAATCTCAAACTACTACTGA